ATAGACGAATACGAAGAACAATATTATTATATGAATTTAGTTAAGGGAACTTATAAGAAATGCTCCTGTTGTGGAGAGAATAAGTTGGTAAAGCATTTTAATAAACATTCTGTAAAGAATGGAGAAATAGTATATATGAGTATTTGCTCGGATTGTAGAAAAAAACACCGAGAGGAAAAGAAAGGAAGAGGAAAAGATGAAAAAGAAAGATTTAATAAAAAGAGTAGCAGATAAATGCGATTATTCTCAAAGACAAGTAGAAGAAATGTATGATGTTCTTAAAGATGTTGTAGAAGATGCCATAGCAGATGGTGAAGAATTTAAATTATTAGGTTTTATAAAAATAGGAACTAAAAAATTAAGTCCTAGAAAAGGTAAAATGACTAATAGATTTGGTGAAGTTGTAGAATGGGAAAGAACAGAAGAAGTTACTGTTCCAACTGTAGGATTAACTAAATATATAACTAAACGTTTTAAATAATAAAACTTAGAGGTCTTGGATAATATGGATTAATAGACACATACAGCAATTTCTTACATATTTGTGTTACTGTTAATAACATATAATGATGAAGTGTCTAGTACATTTTTCATATTATCCTCCAATTTTATTATACTTAGGCGATTACTGCAATATTAAAGGAATACAGGGAATTAAAATATTAATACAAGTATAGAAAATATAAATCGCCTAGCGAATATGGATATATAGTTTAACAGGCAAAACACTTGTCGGGAAAGAGTTATAGGTTCAAGTCCTATTGTATCCTCATGATATAACCCCCTTTCAATTATATTATTATACTTAAAGACACATACAGCAATTTTTAAATACCTTATTTTACAAGAAGAAAAATAAAACAATTTATATCAACCTAAATAGAATTTTTATAAATACCTCCTTTGATTTAATGATATGTAAGAATGTGTCTTGCAATACCTCCTATAGGACTACTGAACGAAAGGTAGTCCTAATATGACAAGGTGGAGTAATGGGAACTCGTTAGATTAATTCTAAAGATGTAGGTTCAAATCCTTCCCTTGTGAACATTAAACATTTTACCTTCTTTCTGCCCCTCTTTTGAGGGGTTTGCATGGAGAGGTGTCCGAGTGGCTTATGGTTCATCTTTGCTAAAGATGTGATGCCGTAAAAAGCATCCGTGGGTTCGAATCCCACTCTCTCCTTTAATATAAAAAAGATATGAACAGCATAATTAAAATAGTATCTTGAGAGGTGATAATATGAATAAAACGTTACTTAAAGAATTAAAAAAAGCAACTAATTATACATACACAGAAAATGGTGGCTTAACACATAAAAGTACTTTGAATAAATGTTATGATTTATTTGCTTTTGGTGGAGCGTCAAGAGGGAAAAGCGAAGAAGACATATTAGATATGTTTTATGATGCTTTAAGAGAAGACAAACTGTTAGCAATGAAATTATTATTTTACATCAGAGATGTAAGAGGTGGATTAGGAGAGAGAAGAACTTTTAGAATTATTCTTAAATCTTTAGCGAATTCTCATCCTTATTTAATTGAAAAAAATATAGATTTAATCTCCTTTTATGGTAGATATGATGATTTATTAATATTGTTTGATACTAAGTGTGAAGATAAGATGATAAACTTAATAGCTAAAACATTAATAGATGATTGCAGAACTAATCAACCAACATTGTTAGCTAAATGGTTGCCTAGTGAAAATGCCAGTTCTAGTGATTCTAGGAGACTTGCTAGAAAGTTAGCTAAAAGGCTTTCTCTTACTAATAGAGAGTATCGAAAGACATTATCTAGTATAAGAAATAAAATAAAAATTGTTGAAAATTTATTAAGTGAAAAAAGATATAATGAAATAGAATTTGATAAATTACCTAGTAAAGCAGGATTAAAATACAGAGATGCTTTTTTAAGACACGAGGAATTATGTACTAGATATGTAGAATTTATTGATAATAAAAATAGCAAAATAAATGCTAAAACTTTATATCCATATGACATAATAAGAAATGTTTGGAATTGTGAGACTCATGAAAGAAAAGTACTTGATAAATATTGGAAAAATTTACCTGATTATTTTGATGGGAAACCTTGTAGTATATTACCAGTAATAGATAATTCAGGGTCAATGACTTGGAATTTAAATGGTGGCGTAATTCCAATAGATGTAGCAGTTTCTTTAGGAATATATTGTGCAGAGAGAAATCTTGGAGATTTTCATAATCACTATATTAGCTTTAGTAGAACTCCTAAGTTGGTGGAAATAAAAGGTAATAATATAGCTGAGAAAGCTTTAAGTGCAGTAAAAAATGTTCTTTATGAGGATACTAATATAGAAGCAGTATTTGATTTAATATTAAAAACTTTAAAGAAAAGTAATTTATCAGAAGAATATTTACCTAAACACATTGTTATAATTTCTGATATGGAATTTAATGAAGGAACTAGATGTAACGATAGTGAAACATTAATGGAACGTATTAGAAAAGAATGGGCAAAAGAAGGATATACAATGCCAAACTTAGTTTATTGGAATGTATGTTCTAGGAGAAATAATATATCAGATTTAGGAGCAGATAATATTACTTATGTAAGTGGTTGTACTCCAATGATATTTAAAAGCATTATGAGTGGTAAAAATGGTATGGATTTAATGTTGGATACGTTAAATAGTGATAGATATTCAAGTATAAGAGTATAGAAAGGAGATATAATATGAAAAAAGTGTTACAATTAGATTTTAAAAATGCAAGTATAGAGGAAGGTTCTAATGGAAAACAGGTTATTGAATACGATAAAGAATTGTTACCTTTGTATACAAGAAACTTAGATAAAGTATTAGAAGATATAGAAGAAGAACAAGAGTTGCAACTTAAATTAAATATAAAACTTCCTCTTTCTCAATTTAGATTACTTACTAATTTCCTAGTAGATTGTTCAGATTTAAACTTATTCGATTTGCAAATAAAATCAGTAGAACAAGATGACTAATATGGAAAAGTATAATACGAAACAAAAAGAACAAATGATTAAATTGTCCCTACAAAAATTAAGTGGGGACGATGAAGTAAATTGGGAAGATATAATAGATAGTCTAGGAATAAGTTTACATAAAGATACTTTAAGACGATGGGCAAGAGGAATGCAGATTTATGATGAATACCTTAAAGAAACGAAACATAAGTCTGTAAGAGATGATTCAGAAAAAACGATAAAAAAAATATTAGAATTAAAACAACAAAGAATTTTATTATCTGATGAAAAGAGATATGTAAATGAGAGACTTAGAGAACTAACAAGAGTAGAAGATTTCTATAAGAAATTAGAAGATAAAATATCAAGCAGCGACCCTGTTCAACTAAGGGAGATTGAGTTTAGCGATAAATCGAATGAAGCAGTATTAATGTTATCTGATTGGCATTATGGAATAGAAGTTGACAACAAAGTTAATAAATTCAATTCAGAAATAGCAAATAGTAGGGTTTCTGAATTGGCAGGTAAAGTTATAAAACGTTGTAAAATAAATGGTGTAAGTAAATTAAATATATTCTGTTTAGGAGATTTAATATCTTCTGAAATTCACACTATTATTAAAATGGAAAATAGAGAAGATTTATCTACTCAAATATATGAAGTAAGTGAACTTCTTTCAAAGTTTATAGAGGCAGTATCGAAAGTTGTTCCAATAGAGGTTACATTTACTTTTGGAAATCATGAAAGAACAGGATTAAAAGACTTATCTAAAGATAGTGATAATTTTACAATTCTTATAGAAAAATATGTTATGCTTCTTTTAAGAGATAATGAGAATGTTATTATCAATAGTAGTGAAACAAATTCAGATATTATATATAAAAACATTATGGGAAATGACTTTGTCGGAGTTCATGGACACCAAGAAAAAAGAAAAGGTGTTGCTCCTGATTTAAGTGCAATCCTAAGTGGTAGAAATGTTGATTATGTATGCATGGGGCACTTACATTCTCAATGTAATTATATTGATAATACATCAGAAGTTTTTATAAATGGAAGTTTATGTGGTACAGATGCCTATGCTTATGGGAAGAGATTATTTTCTCCCCCTAGTCAAAAGTTATTAATAGTTAATGACGAAGGCGTTGAATGCATCTATAATATTAAAGTCTAGTGGAGGATTATGATATGATGAATAAAGAAGAAGAATTAAGTAGAGATTTATATATTAGTGGAGAGATAACAAACGAAATGGCAACAGAAATAATCGCCCACTTGAGAAAAATAAACGATGAAGATATGGAAGTTTATAATAAGAATCAAACTTTGAATAAGAAAAATCAAATGCCTTATAAACCAATAAATATTACAATAAACTCTCCGGGAGGAAGTGTAATAGATGGTTGTGCAATAATGAACTCTTTAGAGACTTGTATTGCTCCTGTATATACTCATGGAATGGGTGAAGTATCAAGTATGGCAGTACATATATATGCTTGTGGAGAAGTTAGAACGGCAGGGGATTTAGTTACATTTGGACTTCATGGAATAGGTGGACGTACTGGTGGTTATGCAAAAGAAATGTTAAGTTCGTTAAATCATTGGAAGAAATTAGAGAAAAAGTTAAACGATAGACTTTTAGAAGACACAAAATTAACACAAGAAGATTTAGATGCTTGTGAAACTTGTTTAACGTTTTATGATTATGATGAAGCCTTAGAAAAAGGCTTGATAAATACGGACTTATACGATGATGAATTAATTAAAGAAATAATAGACGAATTAAATGTGTCTGATAAAAAAGAAGAAAAAGAAGAAAAAGAAGAAACAAAAGTAACAAAAACAAATACAGAGGTAAAAGAAGATTAATTCTTTTTACATAAAAATGCGAGTTCATATCATTTCATTTTGAATAGAATAAAGGTTAATAGAATCCATGTTTATTGGCGGAACATGGGTTCTCTTTAGTCTTTATTTAGACTAACATATATCTCCCTTGTTAGTGGTATGGTTGCTATTCCTCGTAACCATACCCATTAATAAGGAAATAAAATCATATATTGATAATCTATTATTATCAAACCATTTAATAACTACCCTTCGGGGTAGTTATTTTTTTATAACAAGAGAGGTGATAAAGTGAAAAAGGAAAAATCGCAAAAATTAGCTAAGAGAGTATGCCCTTATTGTGGAGAGGAAAAATTTGTATCTAGGGATTTCTATGGTTCAGAAAGCCTTATGTATTCTAATGAAAAAAGACACCTTATCTGTAAAAACTGTATGAATATTAGATATAATTTCTTTTTAGCTAAATGTGACGGAGACGAATTACTAGCTTTAAGAAGAACTTGTGATAACTTAGATATTGTATTTGATGAAGGAATAGTTAATAGAGTTGAAGGTCAAGATGGTTCTTTGTTTTTAAATTATATGAAAACAATAAATACTAATTCTATCCTTAGAAGTTTGAGTTCATTAGATAGTCCTATGTTTAATGAAATGCACTCAAAGCCTAATATAGAGGATTTAGTTGTTAACAATGATATAGTTATGAAATGGGGAGATGGATTTACCAAAAGAGAATATCAACAACTAGAATATATTTATTCTGAATATATGGAAGAGTATAAACCTAAAGACTTATCAACTAAAAAGATACTTAAAGATTTAAGTATGACAGAGCTTCTTAGAGAAAGAGCTAGATTAAAAGGTGATGACAAGACGTACGATATGTATACAAAACTGCTTTCTAAAAGTAGGGCAGATGCAAATATACAACCTAATCAAAATAAAGACGAAGATGATGAAAAATATATATTTGGTATGATGATGAAGATATATGAATTAAAGAAACCAATAGTTAAGAGACTTAAAGAATATCAAGATGTTGATTGGATTGAAAGATATATAATGAGGTTTTTATTCAAACCATTAGCAGTAGCTTTAGGATTTGGTTCAGCTAATTACTCTTTAGAAGAAGGAGATGCAGGAATACAATTAGATGAAAAAATTGAGAGAGCTATACAAGCCGTTAAGGAGGAAGAAGAAGAGGAAAAGGCGAAGAGGAAGAATGGTGATAGCTAATGGAAGAAAGAAAATATATGGAAACCGAGTATGAGGATAGAGGTAATTTAACAGGAGACTCCAAAGAAGATTTGCTTATAGGAATAGGTGAATATTGGGGTTGTTTTTATTTAGCTAATCCTCATAGATTTGCTATGGATTATTTGAAATATAAATTACATATATTTCAACAGATATTATTGTATTTTATGATGAAAAGTGACCAGTTCGTATTTATTGCATCGAGGGGTCTGGGCAAGTCATTTCTTACGGCAGTATTCTGTACGGTTATATGTATATTAAAACCCGGAACTAAGGTTATAGTCTGTGCTAAACAAAAGAAACAAGCAGAGAAAGTACTGACCGAGAAGATACTTGGTATATTATATCCCCAATCATATGCTTTAAGAAAAGAAATAGATTACAGAGGAATTAAGTGCAACTCTAATCAAGTATTAATACCATTTAAAAATGGTTCTTCTATAGAAGTACTTGCCAGTTCAGAGAACTCAAGAGGTGCAAGATGTAATGTTTTAGTAATGGATGAGTTCCGTATGATAAATGAAACAATAGTTAGAAGTGTTTTATCTCCATTTGGGGCAGTTCCAAGACAAGCCGGATATTTAACTAATCCTAGATATTCTTTTTATCGTGAAGAAAATAAAGAGTTATATCTAAGTTCTGCATGGTATTCAGACCATTGGAGTTACTCTAAGTGGAAAACAACAGTTAAAGATATGCTAACCAAATTTGATTCCTTTGCCTGTAATATTCCTTTTACCTGTTCTTTGGAACATGGATTAAATACTAAAAAGAAAATGGAAAGAGAAATGGATGCAGAAGGTATGAACTATGCATCTTTTTTAATGGAATACTGTGCAGTATTCTTTAATGAAGCCGATGATGCTTTCTTTAAATCTTCCATCATTAATCCTTGTAGAGATACGCTTGATGTATTTTATCCTCCTACTTCTGAAGAATGGATAGCAGAAAAGAAGAAGAAGAAATCCGAACAATCATGGTATATGCCTAGAGTTAACGGTGAGATAAGAATTATGGCTTGTGATATCGCCTTAGCTAAAGGCGTAGCAAACGATAACTCCAGTTTCTTATTGATGAGAATGATACCTGATAGAGGTAAGTTTAAACGCCATGTTGTATATATGGAAGCACACAATGGTATGGCGGCTAAACAACAGGCTATAAGAATAAAACAATTATTCTATGATTTCGGTGCAGATAAACTTATTATAGATACAACTGGTGTTGGAGAAGCAGTTTGGGAATTCGTTAGAGAAAGTAACTATGATGAAGATAGGGGAGTAAGATATGATGGATTTACTTGTTTTAATGAAGATAATAGAGTCGATGATTTATCTAAAAGAACTGGCTTACCTTTTGTTTATTCAATGCAACCTAACAGCGAAGTCAACAGTAGAATAGCAGTAAGCGTAAGAAAATTATTAGCAGATAAAGATTTAATACTTCCTATGAATGATAGAGAAGCAAAAATATTAGTAACTGAAAAAGTGGCTAGTTTAGATTTAGACTTAGAAGAGGCGGCTTATAGAGAAGCTAGATACCTTGCTCCGTTTGTTCAAACAACTATTATGGTTAACGAAATGATAAGTTTGAACCATGAAAGTAAAGAAGGAAAAATAAAACTTTTTGAAAGAGGGGCAAATAGAAAAGATAGATATTCTTCATTAGGATATGCCGTATTCTTGAGTAATTTAATCGCACAAGAAGAAGGTTTCGGTGATGACGATGATGATATCTTATTTTTCGTATAACGAGGTGATGATATGGAATTAAATAAAGTTTATTGTATGGACAATTTAGAATTGTTAGAGCAACTACCTACTGGCTCTATTGACCTTATATATTGCGATATTCTTTATAACACAGGTAAAAATTTTAAAGATTATAATGATAATCTAGGAACGGTAACACAGGCTATGAAATGGTATCGACCAAGATTATTTCAGATGAAAAGAGTCCTTAAAGATACAGGGTTAATTTATCTTCAATGTGATTATAGATTAGTTCATTATTTAAAAGTGGATATGGATTGCATCTTTGGAATTGATAATTTCAGAAATGATATTATTTGGAATTACGGAGGACAATCTAGGAGCAAAGACATAAGTTGTAAACATGACAATATATTAAGATATTCTAATGGAGATAAGTATGTTTATAATACACAATATCAACCTTATACTGAAAGAACACTAAAAGAATTTAGGCATAGAAACGAAAAAGGAGAATTATGTGTTCGTACTTGTAGAAGAGATAAAGATGGTAACAAAGTTTATTATTATACTCCTAAGAAAGAAGGAGCTAATATAACCGATGTATGGGATATTAAACCTTTATCTCCTTCAAGCAAAGAGAGATTAGGATATGATACTCAAAAACCCAAAGAGTTATTAGAGAGAATAATTAAATCATCTTCTAATGAAGGGGATATCGTTGCTGATTTCTTCTGTGGTAGTGGTACAAGTTTAGTTGTAGCTAAAGAATTAGGCAGAAATTATATAGGATGCGATTTAAACCCTAAAGCAGTAGAAATAACAAATAAAAGATTAGAATTAATATAAAGAGTTAATATATTTGAGTGAAGATGTAAAAATAATATGACATATGAAGAACGAAATAAAATAAAAGAAAGGATTGGTTATTATTATGCAGAATAAGAAAAGAATAATTTATGAAATATATTTTCCAGCATTCTGTAGAGACTTTCAAGATTTAGCAAATAAAATACCGTACTTTGTAGAATTAGGAGTTACTACTTTATGGTTAACTCCTATATTCCCAAGTCCAACAGAGCATGGATATGACATTATCAATCATTTTGACATTAAAAAAGAATATGGTAGTTTTAGAGATTTTGATAATTTTATTGAGAAAGCACATGAGAATGGGTTAGAAGTTTTATTAGATTTAGTATTATGTCATACAAGTTCAGAACATTTAATGTTTAAAGAATCTATTCAAGGTAAAAATGATTGTTATTTTTGGAGTAATCACAAAGTAGACGACACTTGGAAAATTTGTAATGATACTGGTCAATATTATCAAGCAAAATGGTATTACACAATGCCTCAACTGAATAATCAATCAGCACAAGTCAGAACTTTAATAAAGGTATTGATAAAGTTTTGGTTGATAGAGCATAAGGTAGATGGATTTAGACTTGACGCAATTAAATATGCTAGTGGTGACCCAATAGAGTTTTGGAAGTGGTTTTGTGATGAGGTATACAAAATAAAACCAAACGCTTATTTAGTCGGAGAGTGTTGGGAAGATTTTGAAATAAGTAATAAATACGCTAAAGAGACAGGAATGAAAACATTCAATTTCGAACAAGCAGGGTGGATAAAAAATAAAATATTATACAATAGTAGGTATGAAATTAGAAATGATATAAATAATGCAGTTATTTTCCTAGATAATCATGACATGACTAGAATATCTGTTGATTGTAATTTTAATGTAGATAAAATTAAAAACTTACTAAAATTAATGTTTACATTTAGAGATAATGATATATGTATATATTATGGAACTGAAATTGGAATGGGTGTTCCTAATGGTTATGTACATTGTGGAGGTCATGGAGATTATCATTCCAGAACTAAAATGAACTGGCATGAAGTAGAAAGACAGAGAAAAGACCCAAATAGTATATTTAATTATGTCAAAAAATTAATACACGAATATAAAAGATTAAATTCAATATAAGGAGTTGATATATTTGAGTGAAGATGTAAAAAAAGAAAATATTGATTCTTATGATGCTTATGATTTTTCCGAAGACCTGTTGTACAGTTTAAAAACTTATAATTCACAAATTTCAACAATAAGAGACAATAGTGTAAGAGTTAAAAATAATATAAGAAAAATGTTAAGTAATCAAACAAATAATCAATATACAGAAACAGAACTCCAAAAAATAGGAGATATGCTTACTAAAAAGAACGGTCAGTTAAAGGAATTAATTACCTATAAATCTAATTTACTTACTTATGACCACTATATAATGCCGTTAGATGCTAGTAAGTATAAAACAGAAGAAAGTATAAAAGAAGCTAGAAGAAAAGCTTCAAAACAAGTAGAAAAATACAACCTAAAATATAACTGTAAATGGATTGCACAGGATATTATAGAATATGGAGAAATTTATTTATCTTTAGTTAAAGGTAAAAATAATTACTTATTTTTTAAATTTCCTAGAGAGATGTGTATGATAACCCAAAAGACTGGTAATATGGTCTCTAAATTTGCTATAAATTTAGGATATTTAAATTCTACTAATTATTATACGTTCCCACAAGACATACAAAATTTATATTGGGAGTATCAAGAAGGTAAATTAGATAAAAGAAGAATTATAAAAAATTCATGGTATCAAATGACAGAAGTTTCTTATATGGCTTTTACATTAGATGAATGGCAAGAAAAAGGTACTCCGTATTATTCTTATTTATTTGATAGTTTAGCGTCACTAGAAGAATTATCAGATTTAGTTAATTTAAATGCCTATATAGATAGTTTTAGATTATTACATCAAAAACCTGAGCTTGACGATAGAGGTCAATTAAAAATGGAAAGAAAGAAAATATTAAACTATCATAATTCATTAAAGAGTTTAGTTCCTTATGGTTATTGTACTTTAACTTCTCCTTTAGATTTGAAATTAATATCTAGCGATGGAAATAGTTCTAGTATACTTGAAGCTAAAGAAAAGACAAAGACAACTATATATGATTCTAGTGGTGTAAATGACAACTTATTCAATGGCAATACAACAAATACAGAAGCAGTAAGTATAGGATTTACAATAGATACTTTAATGCCTTTAAGAATACAAAAAGAAATAGAAAATTGGGTTAATGACCATATGAGAAGCGTTAGAGCGACTTCAAATTGGTTCTTAGAATTTATACCTACTAACGAATATAATCAAGGATTAGAAGCAGAAAGACAAAGAAATGCTTTAACTGTTTATTCTCCTAAATGGAAATATTTAGGTACTATAGGATTAACTCCTTTAAGAGCGTTAAGCACTATAGAATCGGAAGAATTAGAAGATATAGCATCTAAAATGTTACCATTATCAACTGCATATACTCAAGTTGGCAATGAAGTGGGAGGCAGACCTAGCAAAGCAGAAACAGGAGAATCTAATGCTAATAATAGCAGTACAAATCCAAATGAATAAAGGTGATACAGATGAGTGATTTTAAATTAACTCCCTGTTCTTTAGGGGAGATAAAAGATGATATACCATATAAAATTCCTTCTAATATAAAACTGTTAGGAGCAGAATCATTTTGGAATAAAGGAATTTATGGTAAAGGTATAACTGTAGCTATATTAGATACAGGAGTAGATACAGGTCATGTATGTTTAAAAGACAGAATAATTGGTGGTAAAAACTTTACAAGTGAAGGTAAAGAAGATGATTTTACTGATTGGAATGGTCATGGAACTCATGTAGCAGGTATTATAGCAGGTAATAGAGCCGAAAAAGGAATTACTGGAGTTGCACCCGAATGTAATTTATTAATAGTAAAAGTTTTAGATAGATTTGGTGACGGTGCATTTCCTAGTATAGTAAAAGGATTAGAATATGCCATTGAACAAAATGTAGATATTATAAATATGTCTTTAGGTGGTAAAGCAGATGACGATTCTTTACATGATGTTGTTAAAAAGGCAACAAATAAAGGAATATGTATTTGTTGTGCTAGTGGTAATAATGGCGATGGAAGTGCAGATACAGATGAGATTAATTTTCCTGGAAATTATCATGAAGTAATAGAAGTCGGAGCAGTGGATAGAGACAACAATATTGCAAAATTCAGTAATACAAATTCGGAAATAGATGTTGTATCATATGGTGTCAATATAATGTCGACTTATAAGAATAATAGATATGCAACGACAAGTGGTACTTCTCAGGCTACTCCACACGTTTCAGGAGCGTTAGCATTGATTAAAGAAGATTTTGTTAAAACTTATGGTACAAAGCCAACTGAAGAGGAATTGTGGGCAAGACTTATCAAATGTACTAATTTCCTCAATGATATAGATACGAAGGCACAAGGAAACGGTGTCTTATATCTAGGAAATGGATGTGAATAACATGGGAAGATATATAATAGCAAATACAAGAGATGGTGCAGAAAAATTAAAAAGATTAGGTTTTGAGCTTATTTTAATACAAGAAATGGGCAAAGAAATGCATTATGTATTTGAAAATTCAAATAAATATCTACTTTTTTCAGATGATGAAAAAAAAGAATATATAATAAGTGATGAATTATATATGTGTTTTTAATTCTTAAAGAAAGGAGGAAATCCTTTGATAATTAGAATACCATGTTCTATGACTTTAGAAGAAAATTTCTTAAACTTTTCAGAAAATAATGAATCAAATCCAAGTGTTAAAATGCAAATCTTACATGAAGGAGTTAATCCAAAAGGAACAAGTTTTTCAAAAGAAGCAATAGAAGAAGCTAAAGCATCAATTTATGATAAACCAATATTAGCATATGTTAAGTATGATGAAAATGGCGAACCTTTAGACTTTGGAGAACATGAAATGATACTTGTTCCAAAAGTTGTCAATGGTAAAAGAAGTTATGAGATTAAATATATAGAACAACCTATAGGAACTTTTTCCCAAAACTTTGACCTTTCTTACGAAAAAGGCGAAAACGGAAAAGAGTATCTTACTGCTACAGGTACTATATGGAACAGATACTGCAAAGATGCTTATAATCTTCTTAAAGAAGGAGATAAATCTGTAAGTATGGAAATCAATATACTCGAAAGCGAAAAAGATAAATATAGTGGAGTTTTAAATATATCTAAATTTGAATTTTTAGGAGTTACTATATTAGGTGACGATTATGCTCCCGGAATAGATGGTGCTAATGCAACTCTTGAATTTACAAGAATAAAAACTGAAAAAGATTTAATTAATTTTTTGAACAATATAGAACAAAATGTGAAAGGAGACGAAAGTATGGATAACACTAACAAATATTCTCTTTCTAATAGAAGTATGGCGTTACAAATAAGAGAACAACTAAGTAATAGACTAATAGAAAAACAATACTCTTGGGGAGAAACATATCAAACTAGAGAGTTTTACTATGTAGATACTATCCCTGATGATTCTGTAGTAGTAGTTCAAGGAAATGATGGCTATAAATACTATGGTGTTCCTTATTCTGTAAAAGAAGATACTCTTACTTTAGACTTTGATAATAAAAAAGAATATATAAGTGAGTGGAGAGAGAAAAAAGTTGATGAATCTGCTAATTTTGCCTTAGATGAAGAAGATGCTAAAGAAATGGCAGAACTTACTTTTAATGCAGAAATGGAAAAGGTTGGTCAAGAAGCCAAAACAGTTGTCGACACTTTTAAAAATGATTTAGAAGGTGTTAATAAAGAATTAGAAGAAACTAAAGAAGCATTAAAAAATGCTAATGAAACTGTATTCTCTTTAGGAGAAGAAGTTAAGGAATTAAAAGCTAAAGAGGCTCAAGCAGAACAAGAAAAATTTGTAGAAAAGGTTGAAGAAGTTCTAGCTAAATTCTCATTTGACGAAGAAGAAACTAAAGAAATGAAAGAACAATGTTTAAATGGAGAATTTGATGTAGAAGAATTAAACAATAAATTATTTACATTATATGGTAAAAAAGCATTTGAAAATATGCAAAATAAACAACCTAAAGAACCAGAACAAGAGCCTAGTTTACACATGCCAACTAAGGGAGATACTCATATTCCTTATGGTGGTATATTTGAAAATTTATAAAATTAAAAGGAGTGAATAAGTGTGATAAGAACAGTTATGAGAGCAATAATGAGAAAAGATAGACAACCATATCCAAATCCTATAAATGGTATATGCGAACAAGTGTTAGAAAATGGTATGGTAGTCGGTGTTAAAGGTTTTGCTGAAAATGGAGAAAGAGAACTTTACAAAGTTGGTCAAGTTGCAGATGGAGATGTACTTGCTATAGTTGATTGTTCTGTTTTGATGTATGATAATCAAATGGATGAAAGAGACTTCCAACTATTAGCAGGTGAAAGAGGTAGATTTGAATATTTAGGACATGGAGATGTTTACACAATATCTAACGCTTTCTTACCAGAAGGATTAGCAGTAGGGGATAAATTAAGTCCTGATACTGGAAATTTAGGAAAATATGTTAAAGATGCCGATAATGGTATGTTCTTAGTTAGAAGAGTAGGTATAGATTTTGAAGGACAACCTTCAACTATGATAGAAGTATGTTTACACGCATAAGAAAATAAATAAAAGAAAGGATGATTATAGTGGAAAAAAGAAGTCAAGTTGCTCAAATGGCAATAGATATATTAGACGGAAACCCTGATACATACGATTTAAATACTGCTGAAGACAAATTAAGAAAATTAGTATTAAACGAAATGGGTGGAACTTGGGATTATTATACTTTCCAAGATAACAAATATAAAGTATTCGCAATATTATCAGAAATATTAACTGAAAGTACTTCTCGTGTTTTAAGAGAGGTATTCGAACCGTTCTGTGAATTCAGAGATTTTGAATTAGGAGACACTGTTGAATTTACAGTAGAAGACGATAGATTATTTGAAGTATCTGTAGTTGCAACAGATAATAACAACCTATTAAGACAAAAATTAATGAACAGAAAAGTTCCTATGACTGCTAGTGAATTAGGTGTAAAAATCTATGCTCCATTTACTGCTTGGTTAGCAGGAAGAATAGATTTAGCAAAATTAGTAGATAGAGTTCAAAAATCTACTCAACAAGATATGGTTAGAAGAATAGGTAACGCTTTTGTTAGTGCTTATGGTCAATGCCATGCTAACTTAGTTGAAAGTGGTACAGTGACTAGAGATGCTTTATCTTTATTATGTGCTAAAGTAGACGGCTTAGGATTAGGAGACCCAGTTATATATGGTACTAAAACTGCATTAGCTAAAATACCTGCATTAGAAGGATTCGTTTTAGACGGAGAAGATTTAAGAAACAATGGTTACTTAAAAATGTTCGAAGGTATGAAATGCGTAGAATTAAAAAATACATTCAATAAAGAAACTGGTAAATTTGGTTTAGGTGACGATGAACATTTATACATAGTTCCAAGTGGAATGACTAAACCTATAATGGTTGGTTTTGAAGGAAAAGCATTTGTACTAGAAGATAAATCTGGTGCTAGAAATGACAGAGAAATCGAATATCTATTCACTAGAAGAGTACATATAGGTGTTGTAAAAGCAGTTAACTTCGGTAGATATGATATAGCTTAGTAAATATAAATAGGGAGATGATAGTAAATGGCAAATAAAAAAGTAGAGGAAAAAGTTAATTTAGGGAAGGAAACAGTTGAAGAAACAAAGAAAGCAAAAAAAAGAACAAGAGCAGAAATGATAAGAGAATTAAAAAGAGAAGCGTCTAAAATAGACATAGAAGTAATGAATTTAACTAATGGCTCATTTATTTATGAAAATGGTTATGATTCTATAAGAATGAATGAACCCGGAGAAACAGCCATAGTAGGATTAGATTTATTATTAAAAATGAAAAATTCTCCAACTATAAGAAAATTATTTTTATCAATAGTAGATGTATATAGTGATGAATATGAATTAAAAGATGTACTCGACATATTAGATTTAACTAAAATATATAGAGACAAAGTTCTTACTTTGGATTACTTAGATGAAGTATTAGAAAATAGTACTGTTGATGAATTTGCGGGAATACTTGAAAACGAATCCCCTGAATTAGCTAAAAGATTATGCCAAAGAGCAGTTTATTTAGCTCACTTAAATGAATTTGATTCTATGGGTAAGCGTTCTGCAATCGAAAGCAAATTTAATAATGCTTATATATTTAAATCAAATTAGAAGGTGTTAATATGAGTACTCCAATAGAGAAGATATTTGTTGTTTTTTTAAACCAAGTTGAAGATGACGGATTGGCTTTAGCACCTGAAGAAATACAAATGAAAACAATGACCAGATATCTTCGTGGAGCGACTATAAAATTCGACACTTGTGAAAAGGATTTAACTATCGTTTCCGAAGATGATGGAGTTTCGGGTTATATTAAAGCTGATCTAACTGAAAGAGAAATAGAAATTCTTGCTTTGGGTATGGTATGTAGATGGTTACAAAGAATTGTAAATAGTGAAGATAATTTAAGAAATATTATTACAGACCACGATTTTAAGAAAACTTCAAATGCCAATTTATTAAAAAATTTAATGACATTGAAGAAGCTTCACGAAGAAGATTTTCGAAAGATGAAAGTCGATTACACTTACGAAGGGCATTATGGTTTTGAGTAAGTTTTTAGATGAATACAAAACTTTTACTTTACGTGGTCAAAATAATAAAAGAGAAAAATTAAGAGCAACGGCTAAATTAACATTCGAAAAAATGCTATATAGGTCACCCACAGTAATAGATATACAAGTAACGGATGTCGATGAAGTGCTTATAACAGAAAATACAAAAACTGTTATGGCAGTAGTTAATAATATAACAGATAATGACCAAACATCATTAGATGAAAAAGAAATATATTTCCCTGTTGACACTAATGTTGACATAGGGTGTTATTGTTTCTTTGATAATTGTTATTGGTTAATTATATTTAAAGAGCATCATGAAATGGGTGCTTATTTACATTTTGTAGCTAGAAGATGTAATCAAATTATTAATTATGCTTATAATGGCATAGTATATCCTATCCCAGTTTCTATATTAAACCTAACAATGTATAGCGATGGTGTTAACCAAACTAGATATGTAGATATAGGAGATGCTAAAAGGCATATATTCATAGGCTCAAACCCAATTACAAGAACATTTGATACTGGGACAAGAGTAATGTTAACTAGAAAAACAGTATTTAGAGTTACACATATAAATGATTTTGAATTTAATGGTAGATATAGTGGTGCTGATGGGTTGATAAAAGCACTAACTCAACAAACAGTTCGTATTTTAGAAGACGATTGCGAAAATAAAATAGCCTACAATATAGTGGGAGAAAAAAATGTTGAGGAAGACGATAACGTGATGGGATTAGATTACATTTATTTAGGCGAAGAAAACGAATACAATGTCGACACAGATAAAGAAATAGAATTTATACTAGATACAGATTATTCAAATACAAGTATTATAAAACAAGAGAATAATAAATGTATTATTAAACAATCATCTAATATTGAATCAATAGGAGATAACATTATGCTTATTGCTAGAGATAAGAAAACAAAAGAAACAATAGATATGTTTGTTATTACTGTGAGAGGTGTTTAAGATGATAGAACAATTTCCAAATAAATATTTGATTAAACTCTCAAATGAAATAATGTTAGATGATAAAATAAATAAATTGATATATTATAACAACGAAAAAGAAAGAGACATATATAAGCTTGAGGATTTAGAAAATCCAATTAAAAAACTTAAAGAGAAAAAAGTATTTATAAACAAAAAGGCTCCGGAAGTAATGAAGGAATCAGATGTTTCTTTATTTGTTAATATATATAGAGACTTTCCTTATACAGGAGTATATAGACAAAGCAATAAAATACAGCAATTTAAGTTTGAAGTTGGCGTATTATGTCATAAAGATTGTAGATTTACATTAAATGGTTTGAGAGATATTTTAATATATAAGGGAATAGAACAAATGCTTAGAGAAAATAAAAATTTAAAAGCTATTGGATTCCCAACATTAGAGCAAACTTACCCAATGTATAATATTCCTAGTGACTATATAGGATATATGTCTGTATATAGACTTGAATATTTTGAAGGTATGTAATGTATTTTACTAAAGAATATATTACAGGTGTTCCTTTAGACTTAAAAAAATATACATTGGGAATCATAAAACAACCAATCGTAGATTATTTTATGTATGATTATGATTTCATAGATTTTATAAAACCATATTATATGGGGTTATCCTTGTCGTATGATGAAGTATGTGAAGAAAGTAAACTTTTCTTCACTATTTTTTTGGAAATGATGAATAAATCAAAGAAGATATTAAATGACTTTTATAGAGGGTTAACTTTATTATACGATACATCTCTTGAGGATATGGGATTCTTTCAAGACGAAGAAAAAAGGTATATTCTTAGAATAGACGAAAAAGGCAGTAGAAAAGAAAATAAAGATGGAATAGGAAATCCGATAGCATTTATTACTGATGAAAATTTCGTCATTCTTTGTAAAATAATTTTAGAAATGAGTCATTTTGAAGAACCTCAAAAGCCAACAGAGCTAAAGGGAGACCCTGAACTTGTTAAAAGATTTAAGCAAAAACAAAGAGAATATTATCAAAAAAGAAAAGTTGATAATAGTATTCTTTTTGAAAATGTTGTCAGAGAAGTTATGTATTTTAGGAATATTAATTCTTATGAAGAAATAAGAAATAAAACTATATGGTGGCTAAGAGATTGTTATTCTGTTGAGGCTTTAAGAAGCTCTGAACAGAAACAATGGCAAATGGCAAGTGGTGGAAAATATAGTCCTAAGAAAATAAAATCTTGGCAAAAAATAACTAAATTAAAAAAATAGAAAGGATGAATGATTATGGGATATGCGATAAAAAGTGCTTGTGACCTAACTTTAACAAATTTGGCTAATGCTGAAGACACTACTACTATAGATTTCCTTAATAGTTTTAATATAACTACTGAATCAGAAAACTTTGAAGCTTATAAAAGAGGGGATTTATGTATAACTATAGCAGGTCAAAGAAAAGGAACATTACAAATGGATGCTCAAGTTATAGATGACTTCTTCTTAGCTCAAATGCTTGGTGGAGAAATAACTGGTACTAAAATACAAGTTAAAGGTACTATACCAAGTAAATATTATAAAATGGAAGGTACATTTGAAGTTGTTAATGAAGATGGTAGTACAGAAATTAAATCAATAAAATTCAGTAAGGCAAAAGCACAGCCTAATGCTGACTTAACAATTTCAGCACAAGAAATATCAGACTTTAGTTTAACTTGGGACATATTAGTTGATGACCAAGACTTAATATTAGAAATAGACAAAAAAGTTGGACAATAATTTATAGCGTCAGCAGATTAAGTTCTGTTGACGCATTTTTTTTTACCTATTTTTAGAAGGGAGAATAAATAAAATGAAAGTAAGCGATTTTAAATTAGAAAAAGTGAGAAAAGAATTTGTAGTAGAAATTAATGGGGAATTAGAAAAAGTAACGGTTTATAATATATTAAATGAGGAAAGAGAAGAAATAAGATTACAATTAGAGGATATTATAGAGGGGAAAACTGAACATACTTTAGATGCAGAAGATATAGAAGATATATACAATGTATTATTCCCTGTATGTACAAATATAGAAGTTGATGAAAATATTATAGGGGCGTTAAATAATCCTAATAAAGATATGATTTTAGTATTAAACGAAGTAAGAGAAATATTAGATGAAATATACCTAGAAGTATTATTGAACCAGTCTCAGCAATTAACCGAATTAGAAAAAGGATTAATATTGAAAAGAAATTTATTAAAGGGAGAGAAAATAGAACTTTTAACTAAAGATTGTGAAAAGTTAAAGAAAGAAATAGAGGAAATTAAAAAAGAAGGCGAACAAGATGATATTTGATAATTTAGATCAGGTTGTCGCCCATATAGAAAGAATAGTTGCTGATGAGTTAGATAGCGTAGGAGAAAAAATGGAAGAAATCATGAATGAAGTCCTTATGCAAGAAACAGGATATGATGAGAGAATCCCAAATATGTACGAAAGAAGTGGAGATTTTAAAAATATAGTTACTTCCGAACAAGTTAGCCATATGGAAATAGATGGAGTATTCCAAGATAATGGTGGATGGGTAGATAAGCATGGAGCACATTATTTCCCATTGAACCGTTGGGAAGAAGGTACGGTTTGGGCTCCGGGATATAGAGATGATAATCCTGTTTATTATCCAGCAACCAACGTAGTTGATAATTCAAAAACAACTATAGACGTTATGATTCCTACGGAACTAAAAGAAAGACTTTTAGCTAGGGGTCTTAGAGTAGTATAAAAAATTAAATTACCACTTCGTATAGGTGGTAATTCTTATGCGTATTAAAGGTGGTGAATTTAATTGGCTGATGATATAAGAATTAGAGTCTATCCAACCGTTGATAAAGGACAGTCAGCATCAGAGTTATCGAAAGTTATAGCAGATTTAGAAAAAAATGCTAAGAAAATAAAGGTTGGAATAGATGACAAAGAATTGCTTACACAAATCGAAAAACTTAAAGAACAAATAAATAGCTTGACTAAGGGTTCAAATACAAAAGGCAATTCTAAAATGTTTCAAGGCGAAGCAAAAAGTGCAAAAGAATTAGTCGCAGAATATAAAAAGTTAATATCTGAAAAAGATAAACTTGAAAAGAAAATGTCTAAACAAACATATCAAGGACAGGCTTATAAAGCTTTATCTAAAGATTTAACAAAAGTTAATAAAGATATTGAATCAGTTGGTAGTAAAATTGATGCTTTAAATAAAAAGAATATTAAATCAGATATTACATCTAGTTTGAATTCTTCATTTGAATCAACAATTAAAAAGGTAACTGAATTAGGAACTTCTATCGAAAATGCTTTAGGAAAACGTAAACTTGCAGGTAATCAGGTAGCGGATATTAAGACCTTGCAAAATCAAGTCGAAAAGTTTAAACAAGAAGCGAATCTTGAGAATATACTGAAAGCAGATAAGCCATATGCCGAAATGTCTAAGTTAATTACTAAGGCAGATGAACTTTCTAGGTCTTTTAAGAAACTAGAATTATCAGATAATCTTTCTAGGAGTATAAGAAAAGCAGAATCTGATGCAAGTATCCTTCAAAATAAAATTAAATCTTTATATACAAAAGGGTACGGAGATAATAATGCCATTGATAAATTATTTACTAGAGCAAAAGAATTAAGCAATATTAATATAAGAGTTAATGGTAAAACAGCAGAAGCAGATTTAATTAATCTTAATACTAAAATAAAAGATTTAGATTCTGATTATAATAAGTTGGTAGCAGATATGCAAAGAAATAAAAAAATGGATGTTTTCAAAATAAATGTATCTGCATCAATGAAGCAATTAGAAGAATTAAGAACTAAATTTACAAGTTTAGGGAAAGACACATCTCAAATAGATTCTTTAAAAGCTAAATTAGAAGGATTAAATAAATTAACCTTTGCACAGGCACAAGAAGAATTTTCTAAAATAAAAACTCGAATAAGCGAAGTGTCAGGAGAAATACCAAAAGCTACTTCTGCTATGAGTCAATTTAATAAGTTGATGAATGAAAGAGCTTCTTTAGAAAAACAAATGTCTAAGACTACAAATAATCAATCTTACGCAGTTTTAAATAAGCAATTAGATGAAAATTTAGTTAAGATTAGGAATGTGTCTAAAGAGTTAGATGTATTAAAGAATAAGAATTTTGAACCAAATATAACTAAAAGTTTGGCTGCAACATTTAATCAGTTGCAAGATTCTGCAACTAAAACATCTCAAACTATAGACAATATGTTTAAGAACAAGAATCTAACAGAGGGTCAAATTACTCAATTAGAAGCTTTAAGAAAAGAAATGGATAGAATTAAAGGTACAAAATTAGACAATATTCTAAACGTATCTAATTCCCATGAGATAATGGCTACACTTTTATCTGACTTACAAAATGTAAAAAATATAGCGAAAAGCATAGAAATAAATGGTAACTTTAATTCAAGACTTGAAACTGCATATAAAAAAGTAGCAGATATTGGGTCAAAGATTGCCGATTTAAAGAATAAAGGATTTACTGGTAGTCCTCAAATGGTCGCAGATATTGATAAAGTAGTCGCATCTTATGAAAAATTAAAAAATGTAAAAATAAATATTAATTCTGATACTGCGGTTTCAGAGTTGATGGAACTTAATCGTTCGATAGAAAAGACAGAATCAGAAATCCAAAGATTAAATAATGTTGCTAAAGCAAATAAGCAATCTTTTAAAATTGAAGCAGGTATAAGCGAATCTTTAAATAGATTGGGAGAATATAAACGTGTTATACAAACACTAGGAGAGAATACTGCTCCTGTTACTGCTTTAGAACAAAAATTATTAAATCTACTTGATTTACCTTATGACGAGGCATCTACAAGATTAAGTCAGGTAAATAAAGAAATCAATAGAATGATTCAAAATACAACTGGTATTAAATCTCAAACAGATGCTTTAAATGCCTTTAATAAGGCAATAACACAAAGAGATGCTTTAATTAAACAACTTGGAAAAACTCCTGTTGGAACAGAAACTTTTAAAGCTTTAGAATCAGAACTAGGTGTTGTTGAAGGTAAAATAAATACTATAGCTAAATTGCTCCCTAATATAAAAATTACCGGAACTTCAACAGAAACAACTAAAGAATTTGCAAAATCTTTTGATAATGTACAAAAATCATTAACTAATGCAGAGAGCAAATTAAATGAATTTGGTAGCAAGACTAATCTTACAAAAGGGCAACTGCAAGAATTACAAAGTTTAATGACTCAATTAGGAAATCTTAAAATAACTAAATTTGGAGATATTTTAAGCAGTTCAGTTCCTTATAATGAAATGACCAAATTAATACAAGGCACAAGAGAATTAGAAAATGCTTTATCTAATTTAGGCAAAAATGTTAATTTTACAGAAAAGCTTGATGGTCAGTTTAATACTGCTATTAGTAAATTTAAGACTTTACAGTCTCAAATGGACAATTTTAAAGTCACTAAAATGTTCGGAGATACAACTCAATTAGATAGATTAATTGAGAAAGCAGATAAATTATCTAAGACTAAAATAGATTTAGATTCAGAAGCAGCAGAGGCAGATATTCAAGATTTAATAAGATTGGCAAATGAATTAGAAAATGAATTTAAGCAAGTTAAAGAAGTTTCTAAAATTAATGAAGGTAATTTTAATTTAGAGACTGCTCTTAAAAATGCAAATGCAACATTAGACCAACTACAAAGAAAATATCAAGCTATGGGTAAAGATGTTACACCTATAACTAATTTAAGAAATCAATTAAATGGACTAAATGGTGTCTCTTTAAAAGAAGCGGACGCTCAAATTAGAAGTGTTACAAGTGAAGCAAGACTTTTAGATAAGGCACTTAGACAAACTTCAAATTCTTCTAAACAAATGTCTTCAGCAGTAGCTACTTCTGCAAAGAAAACAAGCTCATTTGTTACTAATTTATACTCTACATTATCTACTTATTCATTAGGTAATATCTTAGGTATGCAAATAACTAAAGGTATCTATGCAATAAAAGAAACTATTGTAGACTTAGATAGTGCTTTTAGAGATATGGAAAAAGTTGCTCCTGCTAGTTTTACAGGAACAAAAGAAGAGTTACAAGAAGTTAAGGAATTAGCGTTCCAAACAGGACAAGATGTTGCTAGAAGTTCTGTTGATATTATTAACTCAACTGCGTCAGCCTTCCAATTAGGTATAGACAATGTTAAACAAGCGATGGAATATGCAAAAGATGTAAATATGTATGCAAATGTCGCAGATGTTAATGAGGAAACAGCTGATAAATATTTAAAAACTATCGCATCAGCTTATGGTGGCGTAACAAAATCATTAGAGCCTATGACTAAAAAGGTTAAAGGGGCTAGTGATTCTTATAATATGTTAACTGATTATATGGATCAGGCAAACAAAATTGCCTAATTGTCGAGAAATCGGCAATGGATTTACACAATTTGAATTGCAGGTAACTCCTAAAGCCTTGCACCACAATATCGGAGAAATCACGATATGAAGGTACGAAAGTAGAAACAACGCAAGGATAAGTATATGGTTAAATCCTAAGTACTTAGATATGGTTAAAGTAATTACTATATCACAATGGATGTTCATGCAGGTAAGGTTCTTCGATTTATTTTATGTTAACAACAATATTAAAATGGGTACAATGAAAGTGAGGTGATTGAAATGAAAAGATTAAGTTACGAATATATTAAAGAGCAAATAGAAAATGAAGGATATATTCTTTTAACAGACAAGGCTAATTATAAAAATACCAAAACAAAATTAAATATAATCTGCCCTGACGGAACTCCTTGGGAAACAACTTATAATAAATTTTACTTAGGAAGTAGAAAACCATGTGTTCCTTTAAGTTACGAATACGTTAAGGAATATATTGAAAAAGAAGGATACGATTTATTAAGTGAGAGCTATAAAAATAATCGTACAAAATTAATTTTAAAATGTAGAAAATGTGGAAATATTTTCAAAGTTCATTTTAATAATTTTAAAGATTGTCAATCAAGATGTCCTCAATGTTATAATAAATCAAAAGGAGAAGAAGAAGTTAAAAAATATTTAGATACAAACAAAATAATTTATATAAGACAATATAAATTTGATGATTGTAAATTTAAAAATAAACTTCCTTTTGATTTTTATTTGCCAAAGCAAAATATATGTATAGAATACAATGGTAGCCAACATTATGGGAAAAGTTTTAAAATGACGGATGAAGAATTTGAAGCTCAAAAGAAAAGAGATTTAATTAAAAAAGAATATTGTTGTAGAAATAAAATAAATTTAATTGTAATTCCTTATTGGGAATTTAAAAATATAAATGAAATTTTAAATGATAAAATAAATAAAGAATCAACCTCAACGACTATGCGTTTGGACGTTGAAATACGTCAATAGCAGTACGGCTCAAGCTAATGGAGTGGGTGAGAACCCCTTAAATGGAAGTGGATTGCCCCTAACACATAATGGTGAGGGTGAAGAAATAGTCTGGACTTCTAGTGAAAGCTAGAGAAGTTTATAAGAGAACTGTATAGGTGTTGCGAACCTATATGAACATTACGAAACTATGCAGGTAACAACTTTGCAGTCACTTCAGGTGACATAGGTGAAGCATTACAACGTTCTGCATCACAATTAAAAGCAAACGGTAATACTATGAGCGAAAGTATTGGTATGATTGTTGGTGCTCAAGAAACAGTACAAGATGCTTCTAAATTAGGTAATGCATTAAAAACTATAGCAGTTAACATAGGTGGGGTTACTTATAATGCTAAAGAAGGAGAAGTAACCCTTAATAAAACAGCGAAAGCATTAAAAGAAGTAGCAGGAATAGAAACTGCTGACTTAGCAAAAGGAACTACAAGACCTTTATTTGATGTATTAAATGAATTACATGACAAATGGGATTCACTTAATGATGTTGAACAAAAAACAGTTACAGAAGCAATAGGTAGTAAATATCATGCTAATGTGTTACAAGCTATGCTAGATAACTGGGAAACAGTATTACAATATGTACAAGAATATAATGATGGATTTACTGTTGATTCAGCTAAACAAGAAAATGCTCGTTATATAGACTCTCTTGAAGGGAAAATAGTAGCATTAAAAGACCAATTTAGAGATTTTATAACAACTGTAATATCAAGTGATATGACTAAGGGGTTAGTTACTGGTTTTGCAGAAGTTATGGAAATGGTAAATAGGGTTACTAAATCGTTAGATAGCATGGGTATGGCTTTACCTGCAACAATAGGTACTGTTGCAAGTTTATTTAGAACATTAAAAGCATCTGCTAAAGGAGAACAATTAACTCTATTTGGTAGTAGTTTTTATAATGACCTAAAGAAAGCACAAACCCAAACAAAAGTGGTAACAAACCAATTAAAAGATTCCTCTGGTACTGTAACAAGTATGATTTCTAAAAATTCAAATAAACTGGCTAGTAATATTCAAACAAGTAATATGAGAATTCAAAAATCATTGGGGAATTCTAATAAACAATTTAAAGTATATAGAAAAGATGCGACAGGAAATTTAAAACAAATAAGTAATACATATAGTAGTGCGACAATAGTTGCAGAACAAACTCAAAAGGGACTTGGTAAAACAGCAGGGTCAATGGTATTAGCGGGTGCTAAATCTATGGCTGCGTCTGTAGGTATATCATTATTGAACGGAGCTATGATAACATTAGCCGCTACATTAATTGGCAATGTTATAGGAGCGATAGATAGCTATGTTCATAGAACAGAAGATATGTACCAAAACACTAAAGAGAATATAGATAAAACACAAAAAGAAATCGGAGATTTAAATACCAAAAAAAGTAACCTAAAAAGTATGGCTGATGATTTTGAAGAATTGTCAAGCAAAATGAATCTTACTAGCGAGGAAGCCGAAAAATTATCTCAATATAAACAACAATTAGCAGAGATGTTCCCGGAATTAGTCACTGGTTATGACGAAAACGGTGACCCTTTATTAGCTTTAAGTGGTAGTGCCGATGATTTAATTGAAAAACTAGATATAGCAATTAAAAAGAAACAAGAATTGCTTAGATTAGAAGAAAAAGATGCTGCCAATGAAGCAAGTAAAATGGTTGGTAAATACAGACAAGACCAAAAGGGAAATGTAGAAGATAATATAAAGAAAAACGCTCTTACAAATCCTTTCTTTGATTATTCTATATTTAGTAATGGGTTGGCTGACTATGAAAAAGGATGTAAAAGATACGAACAGATTGCACAACGTACGGCTGATAAAATCGCTTCAATAAATAGCAGTAATTACGAAAAAAGTTCAAAATATTATTCATTAGAACAAGACCAACAAAAAGATGCTATGAATGAAATGAACAGAAATGCTCGTCAATATAAAAACTATGCTAATCTTGGAGATACTCAAAAAGGTAAATTAATAGAGTTAATGGGCATATATGACTGGTCAAATGAATTAGTTGCAGAAAACATTAACAAAAGAAATGAGTTTTTGGCAGGGTTTGATAAAGTAGCCGATTATGCAGTAGATAACTATGATAAAGTTGAAGGATGGAATAAAACACTTAATGCGGCCAATGACGCCTTCCAAGCAACGGGAAATATAGATGATTATAAAAAATCAATTTCCGGAGTAGCTGAAGAACTTGAAAAATTAACTGGAATAGATTCTAGTGAATGGATTGAAAGTTTTGTCCCTCAATTACAAGGAAACCTACAACAAGATATGATAGAGCTAAACGGATTCTTAAAAGGATTTGGTAAGAATCTTATGGATGTTAATTTAGGAGACGATGCTGCCCTTCAACTTCAAAAACAATTTGATGACTTAAAAGAGGTAGCCGATGAACTAGCGGGTAGCGATATTCCTATTGAAACAAAAATAGACTTAGTTACTAAAATAGGTAAAAACGATGACCCATTTGTTGATTTACCACCTCAAATAAGAAATCTTATTCAAGGTATAACTGATGGCGGAGATAAGGTAACTACTACAGAATTAGAAGTAATAACAGCAATCTCTACGTCTTTTAAAAACACTGGTGGTATAGCAGATAATGAAAATCTTGAATTGATTAATAAGATGTTGAATGGGGAACTTACAGAGGCAGAATGTCAAGTAGGAATATCTCTTAAAGACGGAAATAAAATAAGTCCTGAGATAACTACAGCTATAAACAATGCTCAAAAAGACAAAGACAATCAAATAAAAGTAGACTTAAATAAAGATTATCTTAAAGAGCAACTTGAAAATATTAAATCTGAAATAAAGAAATATACTAAAGTAAGTGAAAACGAAAAAATATCAGACTTATTTACTAGCGGAACTATTGATACAAGTCAGTTAGAATATGTAAATAAATTACTTGAAAGTATGCCTTTTGGAGACAAGACTGTTGATTTAATTTGTGAATTAGGTGGGGCATTTAATACTGGGGAACTTACAAATTATAAAAGCATCATAGAATATTTGTTAGACCACCCTAGTATAGCAAATAAAGTAGGAGTCACAGTTGTAGGAGAAAAAACAGTAGATACTGTTAAAAATGAATTAGATAAATTCATGGAAACAGATGAAGAAAAGAAAATAGCAGTTAGAATAGAAAATGGATTAGCGAAGGGCGACATAGTACAAGTAAGAGAGGCTTTAAATGATTTAGATGAAGAAAAAAGAATAAAAGTAGTAAGTGATATAGTTGATGCTTTAGACGGATTAGATACTGTAGACGCTAGAACAATAAAAGAAAAACTTGTAAAATTCTTTATAGAAAAAGATGAAGTAGATGAAAAAACATCAGAAATAGAAGGTAAACCAGCACAAAAATCAGTAGTATTTAAAAGCGAAAATTTTGCAGAAACATTGGGTCAAACTATTGAGCTAGATGAAAAAGGCAATCCTGTTATTAAGCCTTTAAAATTTACTACAGAGGGGTTTAGCACAACTGTTCAACAAACAGATACAGTTAGCAGTAAATCAAAACCTGAAAATAAAGCGGTAACAATCTCTACTAATGGATATACTATTACTGTTCAACAAGAAGATACAGTTAGCAACAAAGCTAAACCTGAAACTAAAAAAGTTACAATGGACGGTAAAAATGGGTTTACAGATACAGTAAATAAAGAAGATACTGTTACAAAAAAAGCCAAAGACGAAACTAAAAAAGTTACATTCATTGGTGCTATGTCGGACGGATTAAAGGGGATATTTGCTAAAATAGATAAGTTTATAGCAGGGGCAAGTATTCCTGTAAGATTTGGTAGTGTTGAAGGATTTAAGAATATTTCTGATACGCCTATTGAAATAAACGCTCCAACTCCTCCTGTAACGGCTCAATCTGATGTAAGTATGAGTTCTGTTGACGGAGCATCTCCAACGCCAACAGAAGGCACTGATGGGGTCTCTGCTACAGCATTTAAAGATTTTGGGGCAGTAGGTTCTAGCAAATCTACTAAAACAAAAATAGACATTACTTCTAAAAATTTACTTTATGCTTTAAAGAACGGCATTAATATGTTCCAAGAATTAGAGAATAGAATTTCTCGTTGTACTAACCAACTAGCTTTATTAGACAAAAAAATGGAACGTGCAACTGGAACAGAAAAAATAAAGAATTTAAAGAAACAAAATGAATTATACGAACAACAAGTTGGTTTACAAAAAGAATATTACGATTCATTAATAGACGAAAAGAAAATATTAAGAGAGCAACTAAAGAAAAAAGGATTTACTTTTAATAATCAAGGAAATCTAACTAGCTATGAAGAAAAATTAGCTAAGATGCAAAAAGAATATGATAGATTAGAAAAAGCATATGATAAAGCTCAAAAATCAGAAAGTGATTATAAAGGTAAAAGTGACAAAAAGAAAAAATCATATAGCAAAGCTACAGAAAAAGCAAAAGATAAATTAGATAAATATAAAGAAAAATTAGACGAAACAAAAGACCTTACAGAAGAATATATTAAAATCCAATATACAGATTTACCTAAAGCCGAACAAGAATGGCAAGATATGAAAAACTCTATTGAAGAAAACAAAGATGCAATTGAAAAACTTCTATTAGAGGACAGACTTTATAAATTTAAAAACGGTGTTACTGAATTGTCTAATGAATTTAAAGTGTTAGGTAATCAATTAGATTTATTAGATGCAAAATTAGAATATGCTACTGGTAAAGAAAAGGTTGATTTATACGGACAAGAAATTAAGCAAATCGAAAAACAAAGAGTCAATCTTCAAAAAACAATAGACCAATATAATGAAATGGTGGATGCTTATAAAGATAGTTTATCTTCATATGGATTTAAATTTGACGAAAATAATAATGTGACAAACCAAAAAGAAATCTTAGACAAGTATCAAAATACAGACGATTTAGAAAAAGTGACAGAATTACTTGAAGAATATATAAAACTTCAAACAGATGAATTGCCTGATGCTATTGTTCAATGGGAAGAATTGGGAAATAAAATCAAAGATACTCAAAAAGAAAAATTAGATATAGCAAAAGACATGGAAGAAGAGATAACAAAAGTATACGAAGACGAAATAGAAAAAAGAAAAGATGCAATAGAAGAAGAAAAAGATGCGAGAGTTAAGGCTTTAGAAGAACAGAAGAAAGCTTATCAAGATTATAGAAGTGAAGTTGATTATAAAGATGATTATAACGAACAATTAGATAAAGTTAATAAATTAAAAAATAAGATTTCTATACTTGAAAGAGATACTTCTTTAGCTTCGAGAAGTAAGTTGCAAGAAGCTTATGATGAATTAGCGGAAGAAGAAAAGGCGTTAAAAGACATCCAACAAGACAGATTAGACGAAAAAATCGAAGATATGTATGATAAGGAGATAGATAAAGCAGAAAAAGAATCAGAAGATAAAATAAAAGCACTTGAGAATTTATGGACACCTGAAAAAATAGCAGAAATGGTTACAAAGAACTTGTCTACTAATACTTTCACAGATTTAGATGGGAATGTTAAAAATCTACAAGATACACTTATAGAATTTGCAGAAACTTCAGGAGACGCATTAGGTATAATGGGAGATTCTATTAAAAATGATTTAATTAATAACTTACAAGTTGCAACAGATGTATTAAAACAATATTCGGATATATATAATTCTTTAGGCTTAAAACAATATGGAACAAATTATAAAGATATGTATGACAATAAAAATCCTAATAATACAAATCTTCAATTAGGTGGCATACATATTAATATTCAAGGAAATCCTGACGAAGTTACGATTAACAAATTAACAAAGGCAATAGAAGAAGAATTTAAATATATTTCAAACAAATTATAGGAGCTTTAATTAGCTCCTATTTTTTTTATTATAAGGAGTGATATAATGTTTATTTCAGATAAATTTATGTTTAACGGAGTGTCATGTGATGAATATAACGTTAGATTGGTATATTTTGAAAATAATATAGTTAATGATATGAAAATACCCTTTTCTGTATCTGTTAATTCAGATAGCAAAGATAGTATTTATCCGGTATATAAAGAAGAAACAAATATTCCTGATCAAGTTATTTTAAATTTAGCCTATGTAGATGAAACAGGTAATTTAGCAACTTTTTCAAGTGAGATATTTAAAAGAATAAAAACGTGGTTAATTACAGATTCTTTTGCACCTTTTATAACAGAAGATTATCCTGATTATATTCTTTATCTAAAATGTGTAAAAATACAAGATAAATTAACCTTTGGAAATCAAGGTTTTTTAGAAGTTACGTTCCAGCCATATACTCATTATTTTTATAAACAATTTGAAACAATCATTCTTTTAAGTGGTGATAATGCGACAACTATAGAAAATATAAGTAGAGAAGTTTGTTATCCTATAATAACAGCTGAAACGACAGACGATATAATTAACACTATAGAAATCAATGATATGACCTTAAAATTACAACTAAATGAACCTGTAACTGTAGATAATAAAATGCTTACAGTTTTAAACGCTAATGGCGAAAATAGATTATCTTATTGTAATAGGAAATGGATTAAATTATTACCCGGAAGTAATAATTTGAAATTATATGGTTATGGTAAAGTTAAAATAAAAGCAGAATTTCCAGTAATATTATAGGTGATGAATATGGGTATAATTTTAAAAGAAATGAAACAAGGATACACTGATTTACTATTACATAAAACTAATAAAGAGATAATATGTGCTATGCCTATTGATTTTTTATCGAGCGTCACAAGAGGAATTAAAGATATTGATTCAATAACAATTATAGTTAATAAAATCGTAGATAATAATAAAGAATATCCTTTTTATGACGAATTTAAAATTGAAAGACTTATATCTTTAGATGGAGAATTTTTTATAATTAAAGAATGTACAGAGAATAAAGATGAAAAATCTAAGACAATTAAAGCATATGGATTCCAAAAAAAATTAGAGAAAAATAATATTGTTTTAACTAATATAGGAATAATGCTTAATAATTCAGATTACTCTGATGGAGATAATATAATTATTAATTTAAATGAATATATGTATCAAGAAACAGGGTGGAAATTTGGTCATATAGACGAAGAAGTTTTGTATTCAAATTACACAAAAGGTAGCACTTATTTAATGGATAAGGCAGGAAATTATATTTTAACAAAAAGTGCAGAATTAATAGAGATAAAACAGCACTTTGAACCACGTATGAGATGGCTAGAAGATATAGATACTGATTGGTTTACTTTTATATCTGAAAATGTATCAGAAGAATTTGAATGCGTTCCTGTGTTTGATAATACAAAACAAGAGATTAATTTATATTATATAGATAATTTTGGAGACAATTTAGGATTAATATTATCTTATGATAATTATATTAAAAGCTTAGAAGTTACCGATAATTCTTCTGACATAATCACAAGACTTACGTTAATAGGGAACGAAGATAAATGTATAGTTAGCGATTATATCCCTACTGGGAAAAATTATATAGAAAATTATTCTTATTTTATTAAAAATAAAGAAATGAGTGATGAGCTAATTGCCGCATTACAAAAACATGATTCTATACTTTCTTCCACAAGTCTTCAATTAAAAGATTTAAGAACAGAAAGAAATGAAGTAGATAGTCAATTAACAGATTATAAAAATCAATGGTTTTTCTATATAGAATATAATAAACAATTAAAAGAAATAGAATCAAATTATAAAACTGCGGGTAATACAGAAAGAGCAATGGAAGTAGCTCTTCAATTAAACGAAGGCATGGATAAAGAAGCTATTTATATGGCGAATACAATAAAATGTGAAAAAAGATTAGAAGAAATAAAAGAAGAAATAAAACAATTAGGACTTCAATGTAATAGAGAAAGCTGTGTAATAGATGGAAAAAGATTGTTTAGTGATAAATTATTAGATGAATTAAAGAACTTTATATATCATGACACATATTCTAATGATGCATTTTATGATGCTCAAGAAATAATATCTTGTGGAGAGAGGGAACTTGAGATGAGATGTTGTCCTACAAGAGATATATCTATAGATATAGAAAGTTTTTTAGACAGACTTATAGATAATGAATTTAGACAACATTGGAACGGAGTTCTAGGGCTAGGAGATATAATTGCAATATATGACAGAGACAAAGAATTAGAAGAATGGTTTTATTTAGTTGGATATGATTATTCTTTGAAAGAAGGAGCATTGCAAATTAGATTATCTAATAAAAAATTAGAAAGTAATACTAAAAAAGTTATTTTAGATGTATTAAAGAATGCAAAACAAAATAATAAACAAATGTTAAAAAATAGAAGATTATGGACTCTATTAAAAGAAAATAAAATTAACATTGACGAATAGGACGGTGAGTATATGGCTTGTTTATCTAATACTCCTTCCTTTACTTATGTAAGTGTTCAAAACATGGTAATAGGATATAAAAATATATATTATAATATTAAAAATATGTATAGTAGTGATAAATATTTTTATTGGGATAAAAATGAATCCCCTTTTGAACTTATAACATCTAACACTACATTAGAAAGTAAAGAAGGATTATTTTTAATAGTAGTAAATAATAAGGGAACGTTTATACTCCCAAATCAAACAGAAATAGCAATAAATTTTGATAATACTTCCGGGACTGATAGTAGTTCTAATTTACTCAATATGGTTGAAAAAATAAACGATATAGAGAAAAAATATACCAATATTACTCAAACAGTAGACGGAATAACTAAAGTGGTAGGAATATTAAGAGATGATTTAAGCGGTAGTGCTGATATATATGCAAAAATACAACAAACAGCAAAACAAATAGAATTATTAGTTCAAGAAGTAAATAAAGAATATTCTGATACTAATATAGAAAATGATTTAAGACAAAAAATAATCTCATATACTATAAAAATGAATACTATGTTTTCAGATTTCATTACAACAATGAGAAATGTATTTGCTGATAGTTTTATATCAGGGGAAGAAAATTATCAGTTGATTAATGAAATGAATAAAATAGATACAGAGATGAAAGAATATTTTAATTATATAGATGAATTAATAGATATTATGAGTCAAAAAAAAGAAACAGAAAATGCTAATTTATTAAAAAGCCAAAAAGAGGCATTAGAAGGTGCTTTTAATAATTTTCAAATGACACTTTGGGATTCTACAGAAGACAGAGCAATAACTCCTAGTGAAACTTCTATACTTATCGGATTTGCAACAACTTGTCAAGCTAGACTAGATGACTTAAAGAAAACTTGTGATGATTTCTTATTTATAGGTATTGGTGGTGCTATTTACGAGGAAATTGCAAAATTAAATGTAGAAAAAAATAGAATAATAATGTCTTTAAATGCAATAACAACTACAATGAAAAGTTCTTTAAGTTTAGAAAAATCAGAACTTCAAGCACAATATGATGATATATTGGTTCAATTAAATCTACTTGAAAATTGGATTAAAGAAGCTTCAGAAGACGGAACTATTACAGTTATAGAAAGAAATATTTTAAAGGAAAGAATGACTAATTTAGAAAATGAAAGTAATGATTTAGTAGAAAAATATGAAGAATATTTAGAGACTTTAAGTTTAGATGAAGATGAATTCTCTGAAATGAGGTCACAATTCCTAGAGTATTCTAATAATTATAATTCTTTGGTAGAAAATATTAATCAAGTAACTAAAGATAATTATTTTAATGAAGCAGAAAAGGCTCAAATAATTACTGCTTTAGAAGAATATAGGGTTGCGGTAAATAAATTTTTTAAATATTTAGGGTCAAAATTAGCCAAATCAGAAAATAATAGATATTCCGAAGAAATAGAAAATGCCAAAGGCGAAGTAGCACTTCAAATACAAAACGTTTCAGATGCATTAGATAATTTAGACCTTAACATAGATGAAACTTTTAAAAACAATATAATAGATAAAGTAGAAAGAGCAGCTATTGAAACAAATTTGAGTTCATTGTCTTTCCAAAAAGAAGAAGTAGATAGTCAATATAATAGAATTATATTAAAAGCAAGTATGAGTGATACAACTTTAACAGAAAGAAAAAATTTAGATGAAAAATATAACGCTTTCGTAAATGTTTATAATTCTATAGTAAATGAGGTTACTAGAATTTTAAATAAAAAAGATTTGGTATCTAATGAAGATAAAGCTTCTATGGATTCTTTATACGATGCAGGACGAGAAGCTATTAGTAATTATACAACTGCGGCAAATAGTGCTTTAATTTATATTTCTGAAAATGAGGCAAAAGTTATAAATACAACATTAGCTAAAGATATTGAAAACTTAAAAACTAGAGTTGACAATATAGAAGTTGGATATGACGATACATTTGCAGATAATATAATAGATAAGGCAGAGAGAAAAGAAATTAAATCAAAAAGAAATATATTAGACGTTCAAAATGCAGATATAAAAGCACAATATAATACACTTAGTACTTCGACATATATTACTTCCGAAGATAAAACAAAATTAACTAATTCGTATAATACATATACAAGCAAATATGCGGCTTTAAATAAAGCAATAGACGATGCGTTAAATAAAACTACTTTACTTGACGACCCAGACGTAGAAAAAATAGATAATGCTATGAAAGAATTTAGTAATTCTTTATCTGATTTTATTGCAGTTGCAAATAAAGTAATAGAAAATATAGCCAACGAACAAACAAAAAAATACACTTCTAATTTCAATACTAGAATTACAAAATTAGAAGATAGTTTAAATAATATAGACACTATAATAGATGCGACTCTTTCAGATAATATAGTTAGTAAAGCAGAAAGAAAAACTTTAAAAGCAGCTTTAAAAGCTTTAGGAACATCAAAAGTTAATGTAGATAACCAATATAAAGAATTATATAAAAATAAAAAATTATCTGCATCTGTTAAATCAAAATATAAAAAAGCTTATAATAATTATATTACCTCTTATAACGCTTATGTAAAAAGTATAAACAATATTATAAATACGAGTGGAACAATAGATAATTCTTTAAAAGAAATATATGAAAATGCTTATGAAACATATAAAACTAGTTTAGATGCTTTTTCAAAGCAACATCAACTAGCAGTAGATGATATTACTAATAATATATCCAGTGAAATGAAAGCTGATATGACCAAGGAAACAAGAGAAGTTATGGAGGCTTTAAAAACATTAGATAATAGTATGGAAGATATATTTAATGATTCTAAGCTAACAGATTCCGAAAAGTCAACAATAAGAGGTTATTTAAATGCCTTTAAGGCAAAAAAAGAAACCATTGATACAAAATATAATAGCATTTTAAATGACTTAACAACTCAAGCTAGTAGAACTCGTTTAACTAATGCATACAATGATTATAACAATGCATATAACTCTTTATATAATGCCGTAGATACATTATTACGAAGAACAGACATGCTTTGTGATGATGATAGAAATATTTTAGATAGTTATATATCCGCACATGATAATGCTTTAGAAAAATATAGTTTAGTGTATAAAGATATGGTTGATGAAAGTACTAGAAACTTTGTAGAAAAAACAAAAGAAGAATTAGAGAATAGTTTAAACAGTATTAATAAAACAATATCTGAATTACAAGCAAATTTAGATGGCGTTTTTAAAGATGGAATATTAACAGAAGCAGAAAAAAATTCTATTAAACAATCTCTGCAAATTCTTCAAAATGAAAAAACAAAAATGTATGCAGACTATCTTTCTATTTATTCAAATAACGATTTAGTAGATAAAAATTCTAATGACCAGCCTAAAACAAATTTAAAAAATTCTTATGATGCTTATGAATCTGCTCATACTAATTTAGTTAATGTTATAAATGAAATGCTTAATAAAGACGGAATAATAGATAGTAATGATAAACAAAAATTAGACGATGCATTTGCTAATTATAGAAATAGATTACAAAGTCTTAAAATATATATTAACTTTGCGATAGATGCTATATCAGGGAAAAAAGTAGATGATGAACGTAGTGAGAGAAAAGAACAATATCAAAAAATAGAAGTTTTAGTTGGTGAAATAAGAACTACTGTTGGGCAAACAGTAAAAGATTTGAATACTTTAAAAACAATAACAGGAGAGTCTTTCCAAAGTATAAAACCAGATGGAATAGTAAATGTCGTTAAAGAAGCAACAGAGCAAGACGGAACTAAAACATTTGCAAGACAATCAGAGGTAACACAAACAGTAAATTCGTTAACATATGAATTCTATAAAATGAATAATAAAATAGAAAATAATATTACTGTAATTTCCGAAGAAGGGGTTACAGTTAGAATGTATGATGATTCTTCTTTTGATGATGATGGGAAAATTGTAAGTGGTTCTACTCCTGTTGCTACTACAAATATAAACGGACAAGGAATGTATATATATAAAAATGAAGATGGTTCTCCTATAGCTTATTTTACTATGAATGGATGCTATGTGGCTAACTTAAAAACAGATGGCATGACTGGGTCAGACTTTGTAATGTCAACAGAAAACAAAGATATGCCTACAACTTGGTATGTTGCTGCTAATGAGACCGGAGATGGGACAGGAAGAAATTCCAGCAATAAAGCCAGTACGGTCAATAGGGTTATTAATGAAATTAAAGATAGATATGGAGCATATTTTGATGACGAGGATATAACTGTAAATGTATCTTATGGAGAATATAATGAAGAAATTGTAATTGATGGGTTTTTAGGAAGTGGAAATTTAAATGTAGTGTTCGATACTTCTGCTGTATTATATGGACAAATTCATGTAGAAAATAATACAGTTGATATTTCTTTAGACGGACAAAAAACAAATTCTTCTACATCAGGTGCGACAATTTATTCTTATCAATCAAAATCACAAGATGCAATAGTGGTAAAAAATTCATATTGCAAAATAAATGGATTTAAGGCTAAAAACATATCTAGTAGTGGTACAACTTATTACGGGGCTTTTGCTAGATTTACAAATGGTGCAAGAGGTAGCGTAGGTAACTGTGATGTTATTTATTATGAAACTCCAGTCGTAAGTAGTGACGCTTCACACGTAGGATTCTGGAATGTAAAAGGTAAAACAAAATACAGAAGAACGGCTGAAGGCGGTGGAATCGTTGTATCAGGTGGAACTATACCTGCAACTACTACTTCAAAAGATGATATTAATAGAGGTCTTATTCATCAATCTGGAACACTAACAGAAACTACTACTATGGGATGGTATAGCAGTAGTGGTAGTGGTGGTAGCGGAGGACAAGATGGGTCTTCATCAAATACTCAAACTATTACAAAAACATTTAGTTTAATTAATTTAAGAAGTGTTCCTGAAGGAAGTGGTAGTGCTACTTCAGGATTTAAAGGAAAAATGGCTCAAGGTAAATATGGCTCTTATAAACTTCATAGGGGTAAAGCTGATTTACCTGCGTCTGCTTTAAGTTTTATTAAATCTGCGTCTTCTATTACATCTGTGTCAATAACTTGTCATAGATTAAATACTGCTCATGGATATGCGGGAGCAATTCCATATCCAAGACTAAGATTTAAAAATGAAAATACAGGGGCTTATTCAACTTACTATACTAATAGTAGTGTTAAATTTGCTAGAGGAGATACTAAAACAATTCCTATTGATGATAGTTCTATCAGGACATTCTTATTAAATGGAGGAAGCGAATTGCAGTTTTATGTTACAAGTGATGGAAATCCTAAACAACAATATTCTCATTATGATAATGTAAAAATAAAAATAACTATTAGAAAATAAGGGAGAGGATTTTAATGGATAATAAACAAGTTAAACCAGAATTTGTCTATGTTGTGGCTATGGAAAGAGTTTTGGAATTACAACAAAACATACTTCTAAAAGAAGCATTAATTAGACAACAAGAAAAGGAAATAGAAAAATTAACAACGTTATTAAATAAAGCGTTAAATAATTCGGAGGTGGAATAATGGCTTTTATTGATGATTTGGCAGAAAAAAGTACTCCGAATGATTCTGATTATCTTATAATCGAAGATAGTGAGAGTACTAAAAAAATACAATTTAGAAATTTGTCTAAAAAGCAACCTATTGATATAAAAGTAAATGGAAACAATAAAATTTACCTTATTTCATCAGATGGCACACAAATCGGAGATGGAGCAGTTTTATCTATCTCCGATGAAAAAGCAAAACAAATAGAAATGGTTTTTGATGGAGTATGGGTAAAATGGAGATACCAAGGAGATACCGCTTGGAAAAACTTATTTTCAGTAGCAGACATAGGTGGTTCAAGTGGTGGAAGTGGTGGTTCAAGTGGTGGCGGAAATACTGATGTTAATTTTACAATAGGTACTGTTACAACTTTACCAACAGGAAGTGATGCTACGGCAGTTATAGAAGAACCAACAGATAACAACTTTGTTTTAAGTTTAGGATTACCTAGAGGTGAAGCAGTTACTGTAGACGGAGAGGGAGTAGATATTACAAACCAGATTAAAACAAACACCGATAAAACTTCTTCTAAAGTTTCTGTAATAGTTAGAACAAATAATAGATATGTGTATGGGACATTAAATTCGCTTACATTGTTAACAAATACAGCAGAAGCCTCTTTACCTAATTATAATGTTACGGTATCTTTTAGAACCCAAGATAATACTCCTATAAAATTTTCACAATCTAATAATCTTTATATGGTTGGAGACGATTGCCTTTTTGGGGCATTAATACCTAGAGTATCAACAGATTATAGAATAGAAATTGCTTATGGTGGAACAAGACTACTAGGAAAAGTTTATGGTGCTAATTATGGATATGTAGCTAATTTATCTAACTTCTCTGGTGGAGCAAATATTTCAGCCGTAGCAAAAACATATTTTGATGCATCTTCTGATTTTTGTTATGGGTCAACTACAATATTATCTGGTAACGCTACTTCAAAATCAAGCGTAACAGATTCTAGTGGTAAATATTATATTGATTGTTCTACTGTTACTTCACTAGCCTATAGAGGAATAACTTATTCCGATTCAAAATATAGTGATTGGTCAAAAACTAACTCTGCTAGAACATCTAAATATTCTTATGCTATAGAGTTGCCTAGAACTTCAGCAGAACAAGCTAGATATTGTATTGAAAAAGGGTGGATTTTACCTAAAGAATATTGGGGAGAAAACTTCTCCAACTTACAAGCAGGAGATTTAATATTCTATTCTGAAAGACCTATTAGTAAAGCTAGTACATGGGGAACAAGATTTATGAGAGTAGGGCATGTAGCTTTAGTATCAGGAGTAGAAGGAGGCATTGTTTATGTATATGAAGCAACAAGCAGTTCTTCCGTTGACGGACTAAGAAAAATAAACATACTAGATAACACCCCTGAAAAAATAAGTATAATTGCTAGACCACAGTTAACAGTAGGTTCTTCTGGAGGACAAGACGGCTGGGATATTGAGGATGACCCTTCTGAAAATATGTTAGAAAATGGTGGAATATCTACTTCTACAGGAAACAATATAGCTTCTTCTATTTATGTTAGAAATAGAGGATATATTAATTTAGGAAATGTAAAAGGTGTAAAGTTATCTATCTCTAATAAAAATATGGTAATAGCTAATGTTTATTATTATAATTCAAACAATAGTTTAGTATCTTATCAAAATGTGGGTGATACTTCTTATAATGGAACAGTACCATCGGGTGCTACTAAGCTTAGATTTACTTTTAGAAAAACAGATAATAGTACTATAAATTATTATGAGGTAGATTATGATATTACTTATACCATGAATGAAAATGTAGATATTAAACCAACTCCTTCTGTTATGGGCTTTAGAGATTTTCCAAGAGTAACGGGAAAAATAACTAACCAATATGAACTTGTAGCAAAATTAAATGAACTAATTGAAGATTACAATACAATGTATGTTTATGGAGCAATAGGGCAACATTTAACTGCTTCATTAATTTCTGACAGAGCAAAATATTATCCTAATTTTTATACCTCTTCAAGACTAAAAGCATATGAAAAGGCTATATCAAGCGGAAAATATATTTGGGGATTTGACTGTGTAAACGTTATAAAATCTGTCCTTTGGGGTTGGAATGGAGATAAAAGCAAATCTTATGGTGGAGCAGTTTATGGTAGTAACGGAGTTTCCGATGTAAGTGCAGATGGGTGTATTAAAATTTGTAAAAATGTAAAAAGTTATTATGGCTCAAATGACAATGTAGACCCTTGGGATGATATACAAATAGGAGAAGCAGTTTGGACGAATGGACATATAGGAATCTATGTAGGCGAAGGTTTAGCAATAGAATGTACTCCTAGATGGGACAATAAACTTCAAATAACAGGAATAGGGAATAAACCTTTTAATAAAACTTATGATGGCAAAAAAAGAACATGGAAAAAACATGGTAAATTACCTTGGATTACTTATCTTGATAAATGTCCTTGGGGAGCAACATCAGGAGATAGTCAGGTTTCCGAATTTAAAAGCAAAACATATAATGCGAGTATATCTACATATTATCCTACTGCGACTGCAACAGATACAACTTCTAAATCAGGAGCAAAAAAAATTCTTACCGATTTAAACATGGGGAAAGGATTAACTTATTCAAATTATAAAAATGCTATAAAATGGCAGTCTTTAGTTGACGAAATCGCTCCTAAATTTGGAGTAGACCCTGCTGTAGCAATAATGATAATTGCCGCAGAAAGTGGAGGAGACCCTAATCAAAAAACTGGTTCAAATGGTGGTTATGGGTTAATGCAATGTGAGAGAAGTGTATATATAAAAGGATTTAAAAACCCAAATACAGGTAAAACAAATTCCGGAGTACATACTATAAAGTATTTAGATGGGACAACTAAAAGAGTAACATTATCTATGACCACAATGAATGGGAACACAGAAAGTGGTAGAAGACTACAGGTAGAATTCGGTTGTCATGAACTTAGAGATAGGGCTAGAAATTATTATTGGAACATTATACACTCTTTAGTCGCTTATAATATGGGAGCAGGAGCTTTTAATCTTATATGCAGTAAATATATTTGTGAGAAATATGGATACAAATTAGTTCGTAGTGGCTCTTTATCTAAACAAAGTTCTCAAGTTCAAAAGAAAGTTAAAGAAATGCTTAAACAAGGAGACTTGGGATATTTAAAATATAGAAAATGGTATACAACAACAGGACATAATTATCTTAATGCTGGTCCGGGAACTGCTAATAATATAGAACTTTATTTGCAATATTATAAATCAGTTAATGGGCAATTACCATATTTTTATGATGATGATAATAAAAAATTAAATTTTGAAGATGTAATATCTGTAACTACAAGTTCAACAACTTCTTCAACTGCTACTTTGACTGACGCTATGGGAAATACCTGTATAGGATATCCTACTGAATTAATTTGTTCTGCTCCTGAAAGTATTCCTTTAGGCAGTAAAGTATTTGTGCAAGGAACAGGGTCAGATTTAGATGGTAAAATGTTTACTGTAGTAGACAGATGTGACGAATTAAATGATTCGTTAAATATAAAATTATGCATGGAAAACAAAACTATTGCAGATACCTATGATGAAATGACAGGAAATGTTCTGGTTGGAGATATTGTAAATGATGGGAAGATAGTAGTTACAACAGCAGGAGTTAATATAAGAACTGGTACAAGTAGTTCTTATCAAAAAGTTGGTCATGCAATAAAAGATTGTCACTTTACATGGTTGAAAACATTTAAAAATGGATGGCATAAAATAGATTTTAAAGGAAAAGAATGTTATATGTCAGGGACATATTCAAAAGTTAAGGATGTGAGCTAGATGAAAAAATGGCTTAAAAAAGAATTTTTTATTTTTATAATATTTGGTATATCCTATTTTACATTAGAAATTCTTTATAGGGGATATTCACATTGGACTATGATATTTTTAGGTGGAATAGTAAGCGTTCTTATAGGGTTAATTAATGAAATAACTCCAAATATGAGAATGTGGAAACAAATGCTTTTAGGAACAATACTTATTACTGTTTTTGAATTTATACTTGGATATATTTTAAATATAAAATTAGGATTAGGGATATGGGATTATTCTAATATCCCTTTTAATATTATGGGGCAAATATGTTTACCGTTTTCTTTCTTATGGTTTGTATTATCTTATTTTATAATTATGTTAGATGATATACTAAAAGAAACATTTTAAACATATCAAATATAATATAAATTAACAAGGTATTTTAAGAAAAAAGGAGATGGTTAAGATGGCAATATTTGTAGGTGTTGGAAGAACAGATGAGTGTTCTAACAATAAAAAAGAAGAAGAAAAAAAATGGAAGCTTTTATCAACAATTAAATTAACAGCAAATAATCCAAAAATACTTATAAAACAAGATGCAGAAGGCAATGAATTTAGTTGTGAAAAAATAATAATTGTCGGTAAAATTGTTTCTAACACAACAAGTAAACCTATGTGTAAGATAAATAATACTATGGAATTTTCAGGAGTAAATTCAACTTATGTGGGTGGGACTAGATATATTTATGAGACATATGAAGATAAAGGGTTTTTTATAGAAAGAGACACTAAATATCTTACTCAAGACATACTTGAAAGTTCAGTTTTATTTGATAGTGGATTCTTTAGGGTAGTTAAAGGTCAAGCTAATGGTATAAAATCTATTGAATTATATGGGGATTCAACTTCTTTTGTATTCAAAGCAGGAACAGAGTTGGAAATTTATGGATTCTAATACATATACAATATCTTTGGAGCTAGTATTTTCATGTATAGCCATGATAATAGGAGTTGGGTCATTTTTAGCTTCTAGGAGTAAAGAAAGTGATAAAAATGGAAGAGAACGAGCGACTGTTGAAGTTAAATTAGATTATATAGCCCAATCATTAGATGATTTAAAAGCTCAAATAAATGAATCAAGAGAAGAAGATGAAAGAAATAAAAACAAGATATCCGAAATGGAAAAAATAATGCTTAAACATTCAATGAGATTAAATACAATAGAAAATGAATTAAATATTGACCATAAAGAGTTTAAGGAAGATGAATAATATGACGAGGGGTTTCCCCTCGTTATTTTTTTTATAAGGAGGTGATTTCGTATGGCAATATTTTATGACTATACGATAACTGTAGATGGAGATAAAGCTAGATTAGATAAAAATATATACTTATATAAAAATAATAAAAATATAACTTATTATTTTACGATACAAAATGCTCCCTTTAAATTTATTAATGCAGTAGATATGGTAGAAAGCTTAAACGCTTCTACGGCAGATATAAAAATATTAAAACCCAACGGAGTAAAGAAAAGAATAAAAAATATTCCTATTGAAAATGGGAAAGTAAAATTAGAAATAGATGATAGATTCATGGATGAGATATCTGAAATAGGTAAATATACTTTTCAAATAGATTTATATGATAATGCTACAAATAAAGGTAGGGTAACAATACCTCCTATTATAGAACAATTTTGTGTACTTGCACCTATCTTTGAAGATAATGAAGCAACAGAATAGGTGATATTGTATGGCTATTTTTTATAATTATACAATAACGGTTAATGGCAATAAAGCTAGTATGGATAAAAACATTTATTTATACAGAAAAAATAAAAATGTAGATTATTATTTTGAAATTAAAAATGCTTGTTTTAAATTTGAAGATGAAATCAATTATATAATTAGTTATCATGCTAAATATGCTAGATTTAGAGTTATAAAACCCGATGGAACAAAATTTTTTACAGAAAAAAGAGAAGTAGAAAACGGATATGCAAAATTTTCTGTTACAGAAGACTTAATAGATGAAAGAGCAGAGGTTGGTACATACGTTTTTCAAATAGACTTATATGACGGAAATAATGGATTTATTACTATACCTCCTATTTATAATCAATTTCATGTTTTAGAACCATTATTTGACGAAGACGAATCAGGAGCAGGACAAGTAGACATATCTAGTGTAGATATAGCGTACATAGGAGATACACTAGAGAAGGTTACAATTTTTGATGAAAATGGCATATATGTTAAAACGTTTTGGAAGCCAAAAGAAATAATTTCGTCCGTAAGAATGAATAAAATAGAAGAAGGAATATATTCTTTAAGCCAAAAAGTCGCAGATTTAACATTTAAACCGATATCTATTACTTCCTTTAAGAGTAATTTATCTAAAACAGTATATGAAAAAGATAAGGAAACTATAAATAGTTGTAAGTTTACATGGAGTACGAGCATGACTCCAAAATCAATTAGTTTAACTGATTGTACTGTTAAGGCTAGTGATACAAGTTATACATACAATAAGACAATTTCAGATACAAAAACCTTTACGCTATCAGTTACTGATAGTAAAAATAATATAAGAAGTTCTAGTATTACTTTTTCATTTGTTTATCCTTTTTATTATGGAACATTTACCAACTCGCTAACAGAAGAAACTATAAAAAACAAAGTTAAATTAGTTGAGTTAAAAAACAACAAAACATTAACTTTAACATATAATGACATGAAAGTTTTTTATGCTTATCCTAAGGCTTATGGAGAATTAAAAAGTATAAAAGATGGAAATGGATTTGAATATTTAAGAGACTTTGACAAAGAAGAGATGAATATTAACCGTATTCCTTATTATGTTTATAAAATAAAAAATAAAGCAAGTGTATCTCAAATAAAATATACATTTAGCTTTTAGAAAGGAGAGATATAAATGATTATTGGTAGCAATTTTGATTTGTCTTCAAGACTATATTTAGACTCGAGACAGTTATGTGATAGTTATGCAGACCTTATAGAGAACAAAAATAATATCTTATATCCTCCCGGATTTGAAGTTTATTGTTTTAAGGAAAAGACAAAGTATTATAATGCTTGTGAAAATATAGAAGATAAACCAGTATGGGAAGCAGTAGCACGAGGTAGCGTTGCAGAAGTCTTTATAGAAAGCGATACTGCTCCAGATAATAAAGACATTTATTGGATTGACACAGGAACAGTAGATACTTTAGGAAATCAATCCGCTCATGAAGGAATAATTAAAGAGCTTTTAGAAACAGTTAAAAATCTTCAAAAAAGAATATTAGTTTTAGAAGAAAAAGTTGGCTCAGGAATAATTTCTCCAACAACAGGAGAATATTTACAATTAGCAGATGGAACAAATTTAGAATTAGCAGATGGAACATTTTTAGAATTATCTTCGGGGAATTCTTCAAGCAAAGAATATTTACAATTAGCAGATGGAACGTTTTTACAATTAGCAGATAATACTTTCTTAGAAATAAATTAGAGGTGATAAGATGACTAAATTTAATGAACTTAATAAAACTATTGTCATTAATGACACAGATTATTTATTATTGGGAACAAATTTAGATAGTGGGTTTGAAAATAAAATAGCTAGTATAGAAACTTTAAAAAAAGCATTATTAGGAGATACTTCCAATCAATATTTAAATTTATTATCTTCTGATGGGAAGAAAGAATTTAGATTAACATTAGACGGAAATGGCAAAATACATATTTTCCCTATAGAAGCTTATACTAGCACTCCTTATACAAAAGGACAAAATTTAGAATCCCCTTTAAAAATAGTCCCAAGTAATAAAATAGATTCGGCAAATAACAGTGGTTTAGTTATTCAACAAATATATGGCGGTGGTTCATTAATCACAAAAGAAACAGCAGTGAGTCATAATTTTGTTGAATTATATAATTGTAATACTGTTGATATAAATTTAAATGGTTTATATCTTTGGTATAAACCTAATGGTGGAAGTTGGAGTTCTTTAGCTTTAAAAGGAATAGTACCTGCCGGACATTCTTTTTTAATTAGAGGTAATGCACTTTATAATATAGATAGTGATATAGTTAGATGCAAAATAAAAGAATATGACCAAGAATGGAATATATCTTTTTCAGAAAATGGATTTACAATATATTTATGTGTAGGAGAAGAAGAACCCGAAGCAACACCAGTTAAATATATAAAAAATGAATTAGGAGCAGTAACATCTACTGACCAAAGATGGGTTGATATGCTTGGTGGTGGTGGGACAGAAGATTCTCACACTATCGCAGTATATGAAGGCGGATACTATAATATGGGAATGAGTAGATATTGTTCTTTAAGAAGAATGAATTTCAATAATGGTAAAAATAATAGAGACGATGCAAGTATTATTGATTACCGAACTTGTGAAGTAGAGAAATTTAGACCAAGAAGTTTAGCAGACGGATATTGGAACTCAAGTGCAGAAACAATTCAATTTAATAAATATAGTCCTTCTATGGTTAATATGTGTTACGGAGAGAATGGAGATACTTCAAGAACATTCACCTTTGAAACTCCTGTAACAGATTATGATGGAATTATTAAATACAGAAAACAAGGAGATACAAAGTGGATAAAGAAAAAAACAACTAAAGATATTGTAAATCTTTATGACCAAGTAGTTAATATTCATAGAGTAATTATACATGATTTAACTTATGGAACTTACGAATATCAATTAGGTGTAGAAGGTATGCTTACAGATATAGAAACATTTGAGGTAAAACAATATAGCCAATCCAACAATTTAAAGATGCTATGGACTACTGACGAACAAGGATTTACAGAATATGAATATAATGCAGTAAGAACAGCCTGTGATGCTATTGAACATTATGAATATACAAATGGCACTCCTAATTTCGATTGTCATTTAAATACAGGCGATGTGTCACAAAATGCAAATAGACCACAGGAATGGAGATATTATTATAAATATCATGAAAATAATCTTAAAACTATGCCACATATACTTAATTGTGGAAATAACGATTTAATAGACAAGAAATTTGGTACAGCTTTTGAATATTATGGTACTTTTGAAAATCAACCATTACTAAATGCTTATGCCCCTCATGTAGAAGGTGAAAGAGCAGTTCCAATGGTTTCAAGTTATAGTTTTGATGTTGGGTTTGTACATTTCGTAGTTATAAATTCCAATACAGAATATATGTACCCAGAAGTAAATACAGATGAATTTTTAAGAAAACAAATAGAATTCTTAGATGATGATTTAACTAAAGTTGAAGCTAGAACAGTTAAACCTAGATGGACAGTAGTTACTTGTCATTTAAGTCCTTTTACAATAGTTAGAACTAAGAGATTACAACAATGGATTCCTTATATAGAAAAACATAAAGTAGATTTTGTATTATGTGGTCATAACCATACATATAGCAGAAGTATTCCGTTATATACAGGATATAAAGGTGCTACATATGATGCTTCTTCAAGAAAATTCACACCTGCACCATATAATGATTATGTAACAGTACAATCAACTGGTTCTACCCAATTAAAGATAGTAGATGAAAATATAACAAGAACTGCTAATAAATCTAATGGTACATATTATATAATGTGTCAAGCAACAGGCTATAAACAAAAAGGTAAAGAAAAAGCCATTAACTTACCTAGTGGACAAAATTTATTAAAAACTGAAAATTCAAGTTCTATACATGACAATGGCAATGGTCAACCTTGGTGGTACGCTTATACAGGTGCTCTACCAGTACAACCAACATATATTATGGTGGATTTCGGATATGATAAAGTCACATTTAATATGTATTATATTAAAGATGTGCTTACTAAAGATTTAGAAGGAAAAATTACAGTAAATGATTTTGATTCTACTAAGAATGAAAGAGTTTTATTTGATACGCTTACTGTTAATTATTCAGACAGAAATAAATAAGAGGTGATTAAATGCCTACAATAAGAAAATATAATAAAAAAACAAAGAAATATGAAAACAGAGCCACTTCTGATGCGTTAGAGGTGGCTATTTTAGATGTAGAAGGAAATTTTGAAGCTGATAATGTAGAAGGTGCTTTAAGAGAATTAGGAGACGCTAAGGGACAAATAGAGGTTAATAGAGGCATTATAGACGCTGTTAATTCTACTCTTACTGACCATATTAAAAATCACCCAAGTGGTGGGGGTGGCGGAGGCACAATGCCTACTATAAGCACCGACTGGAGTGAGACTTCTATTGATGGAGATAAAGATTTTACAATTCCTATTTATTTTACATCTCCAAATTTAGGAGAAGGAACTTTATATGTTTTAATTAATAATGTAGAAACATCTATACAGACAATTTCTCAAGGTAACAATACTATTAAAATACCTGCTTTAGGTAGTGGTAAAAAAAGACTTTCTATTTATGTAAGAGATAGAGGACAACTTATGTCTAATCAATTAACATGGGATATTGTTTGTGGTGGTATTAAACTAACTGTAACGATGAATACAGACATAGATTATACTCTTAAAGATAGAATATTATTAACTTACAATATAGAATGTGATTTACAAACTGATATAAATACAATCATTACTATTGACGGAACAGAGTATACAATTAAATCCAATAGAGGGTATAACTCTTATGAAATTAAAGGTTTAACAGTAGGAGTTCATAAAATTGAAATATACGCAACCGCTGATGTTTATTCTACTCCTTCACAAGTATTTAATATTATAGTTGTTGCTACAGAACAATTGTTTATAACCTCAACATTTGATACAACTAAACAATATGAAAAAGGTCAACCTATGAATATTAATTACAGAGTCTCTATAGCAAACACAGATTATTATACTATTAATATGTATATTGATAATTTTGAAAAACCTATTAAGACATTATCTCAACAACCCGGAAACTACTATTGGACTTTTACTCCTGAATTTGAGCTAGGAGCACATACTTTAAGAATAGAAGCTTATAACTCTGATAAGAGTAAAACTGCCACATTAGATTTACCTTTTGAATTAGTTGCATCTAGTTATCAAGCTATGGAATATGTTAGTGCGGGATTAATTGCTTCTTTTACGGCAAAAAATAGAACTAATTCAGATGTTGACAGAGGGTATTGGGTAGACGATATAAATGGATACATAGGAAGATTATATAATTCAAATTATGGTACTAACGGTTGGATAGACGGAGAGTTAGTATTAAATGGTAATACATATGTAGAGATTGATATGACTCCTTTTAGTGAAAATGTAACTAGAGGATTTACTTTAGACATGGTATTTAGCGTAGAGGATATCGGAAATCCTTTAGCCAGAGTTATAGATTGTACAAGTCTTTCTGCTCCTTATCCGGGGTTATATATTAATCCTTATAAAGCTAATTTGGCTACTGTATCTCATAAGACAGAATTGGATATAGGGCAAGGAGAAGACATACAGATTACTTTTATGATTGATAGAGTTTCTAAATTTGGTAAGATATTCATCAACGGAGTATGTTGCGACCCATTCCAATTATCAGATTCATCTTCTGGTAGCCAAATAATATACGAACAAATTAAACATGCAGAAAAAATATATTTAAATAGCGAAAAGGGAACAAGTAATTTTGGCTCTTGTAAAATAAAGAGAATAATGATGTATGAAAGGGAATTATCAGACGAAGAGGTTCTTCAAAATAGAATAGCGGATATGCCAATAGAGCAGCAAGAAGAAGAATATAACAAAAACTATAATGATGCTTATATGCCTTGTATGTACATTTATGGAGATATAAGCAATATGACTTTAACAAATAAAAAAGAAGTTAGAATAAAATATGTTTCACCCAATGCTGATTTGTATGGGTCATCTTTTGAATATCCTAGATGTAAGATGTATTGGCAAGGGACTTCTTCTATTCAATATGCTAATAAGAATTTTAATATAGAATTAGGAGATAGTGACGGAAACCAAGTATTTTATACTCCTTTTAAGAATGGTATTTTAGAATATTTATTCTGTTTAAAATGTAATCAAATGGAATCTTCTAATGTTATGAACACAGGGTCTGCTATGTTTGTCAATGATAATTTATATGTAGAAAAAAATCCTGCTCAATTAAAAAATGATAAAGTCAGACAAGCTATAGAAGGTTTCCCTATACTTTTATATATAAATGATGAATTTGTCGGACTATATGATTTCAACTTAGATAGATATAGTTATCGTTCTTATGGATATAACTTATTTGATAAGTGTTTAGCTTATGAAGTATCAGCCAACTCTGATACAACAGCAGGTGCTTTTAACTCTTGGACTTCTTCTAGTGGTAAGACAGAGCAAAATTATTATGCTTCTGACTTTGAATGTTTATATCCTCCAAGCAGACAAAATGGTAATGACAACTTTGCGGAATTAAAAACATTAGTTGATTTTGTAAGTGGTGCAGATGAAGATTTATTTAAAGAACAGTTTGATACTTATTTTGATAGACAGTCTGTATTTAGATATTATTTATTTGTTCAAGTATTCGGTGGTGTCGATTCATTGGGTTTTTGGCTCAATTAAAATTTTCTCTAATTAATGGAGGACGCCTAGAGATAGGTAACTCCCAAGAAGTATATTTATAGTTAACAACAATATTAAAATGGATATAAAACTATAAATATATACTTGCAACGACTGAGCGAGAAAACTTACATAATGTAAGAAGCAACAGTCTGAACTCTAGCTATAATCTAAAAATGAAACTAGAGAGAAGGGGTCATCAGTAACCAGACTGATTAAAGAAGAACCTCTTCCGCCATAGGAATATGGTCAGTAGCCGAAAGGTGAAAGCAACAGATTTGAAAAATATGAAATTAGTTACATTTGATGGCGTTAAATGGTATATACAGGTATACGATTTAGATACACTTATAGGGCTAGATAATACTGGTGCATTAACATTTGATGTTGATATAGAAGTTGAAAGTGGAATATTTAATACATCTAATTCTAAACTATGGAGTAAAATTAGACTTTATTTTGCCAATGAATTGAAACAAGAATATATCAATATGAGAAATGGCGTATTTACACTTGAAAATATGTATAAATATTTCTACGATAATCAAATGGATAAAATCCCTGTAAGATACTATAATAAATCTACTGAATTTAAATATTTAAGATTTGGAGCAAAATATTTATATGCTTGTCATGGTAACAGATATTTCCAAATAAAAAGATGGCTAAAAGAAAGATTATTATATTGTGACACTTTGTTTGGATATGAACCTTCTATTTCTAACTTTGTTACTGTTCGTTGTAATAAAAAAGGTAAGGTTTCGATGAATATATCGACTTATAGCCCTATGTATTTATCTGTAAAATGGAGAGATGAAGCAGACGGTAGTGGGGTACAAACATTAAAAATACCTAGAAATAAATCGGTCAAATTTAGTTATACGATTCCTACTGCTACAGACCAAGAAGTTATTATATATGGAGCAGAATACATCAAGTCTTTGGGAGATTTAAGTACTTGCAATCCAACTCACTTACTTCTATCAAATGCTACGAGAATAAATGAGGTAATATGTAGAAACAGTTCAAAATTAGTAAATGCAGAAATAAATGGCTGTGACTATTTACAAAAAATAGATTTTAATGGCTGTTCTAATTTAGGTAGTTTAACCAGTTATCAAGTTATGGAATTAGCTACTTGCCAAAACTTAAAATATTTAGATATAAGAGGAACAAAGATGACTGGGGTAAACTTTGATAATAATGGTGGTAACTTGGAGGAAATATATCTTCCTAAAACAATAACATCATTATACTTGAGAAACCAATATGCTTTAAAAATTGTAGGTTTAACAAGTGTTGGTTGGTATTCTCCGCATCACGGAGAAGCTTTAAGCGGTTCTAGTGATATAACATCATTTACATTAATTAACTGTCCTTTAGTAGAAAGACTTACTGCTCGTACAGATGTATCTATGAACGGCTGGAATCAAACATTTTATGATTTTAATGGGAATAAGAGGAGTGCAGATACATTAGGAGATTATGAAGATGCTACTAAGTATAGACAAATGGCACTCTTTGGATTAGGGTTATGTAATGCAACCTCAATTCATATAGAAAATAGTATGTTATCTACTAAATATATGTCTTTTAGATTTAATTATAGATTAGAAGAATTAACCTTAAAATATTTACCTAACCTTCAAGAATTAACTATTGGTGAAACTCAAACAGGTCACGTATGGAATTCGACAGATGATATGTGTGGTTCTTTTGATTTTAATAATATCAATATCACAGAATGTCCTAATATAAAAGCATTTAGAATACATCAATATGATGAGAGAGAAGCTAAATGGTTTAATAGTGGAACTAATGTAATAGATTTAACTAAGTTTGAAAATCTTGAAACATTTACCTGTAATATTACAACTCAAGACCTAGATACAATAATTCTTCCTTCTACATTAAAAACAATATGGATTAAACTTATGTGCGGATTTACTACTTCCGGATACCCAAATGTATGTTCAAAAGCAAAATGTACTTTAAAGAATATATATTTTAAAGAAGACCACCCAAACGGATATGAAGGAATAGATTTTGGAAATAGAGAGTTGACAGAATTATGTTTATCTGGAGTAATTCAATCAGCAGGAACTATTAAAGGAGTAAATACTAAAAATGTATATGTAAGTCCTTCTTTTAATAATATGAATGAAAAAGAAAGAGGCTCTGAATTATATCCTCAAGTAAAAGTTCAGGGTAAAATAGACTTATCTAATTATGATTGGACGGAAGCATACTGGTGGTTTACAAATGTTGATTTTACTTCTGATAATTTAGAATTTGTTATGCCTAATGACTGGGATTATCTAATAGATACTCGCTTGAAAAGAGTAAGGGGTATATTCTTTGATTGTAAGAATTCTGATTTTACTTGGGAATTTGCAGGGAGATTCTTTAAGTTATTACAAAATAGAGATGACTTAGGAAGAACTTATAAATATGCAATACTTCAAGAACAATCTTCTTATGAAGAACAGGCGGTTACAATAGAAAATAATTATGATATAGCAGATTATAACTATGGAGACACGCCTTTTGTTGGTTCTAACCTTAAATACATTAGAGAATGTAATTTTAAAGGAAATGCTATAGCATATGGTACTTTTAGAAATTCTAATCTTGTAAAAGTTGGAACGGTAACCTGTAGTGGGTCAAATGTATGGTGGAGTTCTGAAAGCTTATTCCAAAATAGTAAAAACCTAGAAGAAGTAGAGTGTGTAAATATGACTGGAGCAAATAGTACTACAAACTGGTTTGCTAGTTGCCCTAAATTAAAGAGGGTTGGAAAAGTAAATGTAAATGCTAAGAATATAAATCAAATGTATGCTTATTGTCCTCAACTAACAGAATTAGCATTACCTACTTTGACTAAATTAGAGAGAATGAGCGGGTTTGTTAGAGGCTGTACTTCTTTAACTGAATTACATCTTGAAGAGATAACAGAAAACACACCTTTAGAATATATGGACTGGGCATTTAGAGATTGTCCTAATCTAACTTCTATTACTATCGGAGGAACTACTCTACCTCCAACATTAGTAACAATGGAAGGGGCATATTATGGAGATAAAAAACTTGCAAAGGTAATTTCTTTACCTAATGATTTTAACGATAAATGCAGTATGCGTTCTTGTTGTTATGGATGTTCTTCTTTGACAGACGACAATATATATAAGGTTATTCCGTATAATGCAAATAATATAGATTATATATATTATGGTTGCCATGGATTAGTAAATCCTTCTATAGTAGTCAATTCTGATAGAACAAGTTCTCAATGTTGTTTTGAAGGTTGTAATAGTATGAAATCTATCAGAGCAGAATTTAATGGTACATATTCTTATGGATTTAATGATTTTTGTAATAACTGCGGAGAACTTACAGATGCCTATATTAAATTCCCTTATTCATTATATTTTAATGATGATGCACAAACTTGTTCTGAAAATGGAAATATATTTGCTTACTGTAAAAAACTTATAAATGTGGAGTTAGATATGACCAGACTAGAAAGTAAAGCAGATTTTAGAGCGATGTTTAGACAAGATAAATATATAGAGTCTATAAAAGGATTCGATTTAAGTAATCTTCATAGAGATGACAGAAGACCGAATGATAGTTCTTGGTATTTAACTTATGATACGTCTTTTGAATTTATAAAGGATTGGGTATTTGCAACAGACGAGGAAGGGAATACTAAAAAGTTAACAAATTCATATAAAATGTATAATTTAGAGTTAACTCCTACTGCAACTATTGAATCTCTTATGAATGGGTTAGGAACAGTACAAGCAGAGACATTAACATTAGGTCAAGCAACTTTAAATAGACTATCCGAAGAACAAAAAGCTAATGCAGTAGCAAATGGTTGGACTTTAGCGTAGGTGATTATATGAATAATATAGAAATAATAGAAAAAAAAGGTTATAGAATATTAAGACCAAAAGAGGGTTATATCCTTTATAAAGATGGAGAAATCTTTGAAGGAGATGTGATACTAGGAGTCAATGCGGCTCCTAGTGCTTATTCTGCTATAGAGGATGTAAATTATAAAGAAATACAAAAGAAGATTGAGGAGTTAGACCCTCTTAAAGAATTAAAAGAACAGAGAATTGAGTTGAGCAAAAATAATTTAGCACAATATCTTAAAGATAATCCATTATTTTCTACTGTTAAATATGAAGAAGGAAGATATTATAATGTGACAATGGAAAAACAACAGTTATTGACAAGTACGTTACTTTCATACCAGTTAGATAATATCTTTGGAGAAGAATCTAATTTAAAGTGGAATGATACAAAGAATGTTTGTGAAAGTTATACTTTTAAGCAATTAGGTATGTTATCTAAGCAGATAAAGATGTATGTTGAACCTTTAGTGGAAAAACAACAACAAATGGAAGTTAAAATTAGAAATTGCAAGACAGAAGAAGAAGTGTTTAGTATTAAATTAGATTTTGAAGGAGTTGATTAGATGAAAGATACATTAAAAATGCAAGAAGTGCATCCTGTAGTAGGCATAAAAAAATTAATTGATTATTATAATGAGGAATATACTAAAAAGAGAGAATATATTTGTAAAGATTTAAATCCCTCCATTATAAAAAAAATAGAATTAGAAAAAATGCTAAAATCAGAAATGGATATTGAGGGAGAGTCGTTTTTTTATTGGAAAACAAGCAATATAAATATTGAAAATTTAGAGGCTGTTATAAATATGTTTCATAATGGTGATTTAGTAAATTCGGTAAAAGGCGTTATAATAAAAGAAGAAATAATTGAAGATAAAATTGAAACATATTCTATTTGCGATGCCCCTTTTATAAAAATAGAAGACATTTTAATAATGATTGTCCCTTATGAAGAAATAGGAGAAGAAGGAGTTACTTTACAACTAAGTATTATAAAAAATAGTATTTCTTTACCTAAATTAGAATATCCTAAAAATAAAATGGATATGTATAGAGGATATAATTTTATATTTACTGTAGCTAATTATATTAACGATATAGATTTATTGAGATATATACGTAGTTTTACCCTTCCATTTCCTGAGAATATAGATGAGGCGGATTTATATTTCGAGTCAGGCTTTTTACCTAAAGACATGTTTTCCTCAAAAGATTCGTATTTTTTAACTGAAAAAGATAATTATTATACAGCATTAGATGCAATAAAAAGAGGCAAATCTATATATTATGAAGAAAGAATTTATCCTTATTGGACAATAAACACAGAAGAAAAAAGTATAACGCTTCAAAGTCTTAAAAGTGGAATTAATATCACGCTATCTGAAGATGGATTAGTTAGACCACCAGAGGAATAAAGAAAGGAGTTTAAATATGAACGAATTAATTAAACTATATAGTGATAGATATTCTAAAATAGAATATCCAAAAACTAAACTAGATTTTTATTATGTTTATTTGTTTTTACAAAATAAAATAAGTGAATATGATGACAATGAATTAAGAAAATTATTTGAGAAAATAGAAATCCCAAAACCAACAACTCTTAAAGAATTAGATATATACAGAGAATGTGTTGATTATATTGATGGTATTAGAATTTCTAAAACAGGAAACAAAAGCGTAAACAGACTTACCTCTTCTTATTATTATAAAGGATATCATCAAGTTTGTGAAAGAGGTGGAATTTTGTATTATTATTTGGAAGGAGAACTACTATAATGAAAAAAATAATAAATAAATATAACGACTTATTTGGAGGTATATTTTATCTTCCATACCCAAAAACAGACCTACAAATATTAAAAACATATAAATTCTTATCTCGTATACGAAATGATGAAATACAAGAGATGTTAAAAAATATTAAATTACCTAAAATAGATTCATGGAAAGATTATTTTTCTTTAAATGAAGATGGAAACGAATATTATACTATAAGTGTGCCAAAAGAAGTAGGAGAATGGGAAAATGAAATAGGTGAGATAGAAGAAGCTATAAGAAAAGGCAAGATTATTCTAATAGAAAATGATGAAGGCATAATATGCACTGCTAAAAGCATAGAAATAAATTTAGGAACTAAGAAGATAGATATTCAGACTAACGACCCCAACGTACATTATGGGAATGTGGAATATGTCTAAGAGTTATTAGATGATAGATTAATTAAATATTCCAACATAAATTATGAAAAGGATATGGGGAATAACACACCCTAAAACACCGTCCTAAATAAACGATATAACAAAAATATTTTAGCTAAAAAAATCAGAGTAGGAATAATCCTACTCTTTTTTATTTTAAGGAGATGATTTTATGGTATCAAAACCAAAAATGATAGAAAGTTTTATTACAAAAAATAAATATAGTAGACCCGGAACAAAACGTTCAAGAACTACTAAAATAGCATGGCATTATACTGGTGCTCATGATGTATCTGCTAAAGCAACTATGAATTACTTTAAAAATTTAGCAACAACACATACAACTTATGCAAGTTCTCACTTTGTATGTGGACTTGAGGGAGAAATATATTATATAGTTCCTATGAGCGAAATAGCATATACAACTAACAGTGCAAACTATTATTCTATCGGTATAGAATGTGCAACTACTGGAACTGATGACCATTATTCAGATAAAGAATACGTGTCTATGGTTAAATTAGGAGCTTGGTTGGCTCAATATTACGGATTAGACCCTAGAAAAGACTTCATAAGACATTATGATGTAACTAGAAAAATATGCCCAAGATATTTTGTTAATCATAAAGATAAATGGAATCAATTTAAATTGGATTGCTACAATCTTAAAGAAGGTAAAATAAAAGTATCTGATATTGTGAATTGTACTAATGGGGGAAAACATACTACTAAAACACCTAGTACTACAACTAAAAAACAATATTTAAAAGTGCTTCAAGATGTTAATGTACACAGTACTCCTGACTTTAAATCTAGTTCTGTTTGTGGTAAAGCAGAAAAAGGAGAAGCACTTACTATTGTTAAAAAGATAGAGAGACCTGGAACAGATATGTATTTAGTAAAAGCAGGTTATTATATAACTGCTAGTAGTAAATATGTAGAAGTATTTGAGAGATAGCGTTAATTAAATGAATGAATTAATTAAATATAATAATTTAGAGTAGGGCAATCCCTACTCTTTTTTATTAAATACAAGGAGATGTAAAATATGGACAATAAAAATAAGGTTAAGAAAAAACGTAGTACTAGAAAGTGGGTAATACCTTTAGTAATCACATCTATATTTGCTTTTACAGGTATTGCAATATGGTTACAATATGCTACTAGCACAGAGTTATCTTCAACTTTAATAACTTGTTTCTACGGATTTTGTGGTGGTGAGCTTTGGTTATTAGCATCTATCACAAAAACAAAAACAAAGAATGATAATAGCGAAAATATAAATACTGATGATTCAGAAGGAGAGGAATAAAAATGGATGTTCAAACTATTTTAATATCATTTATAATAGCTATAGCTGTTATATATGCAGCATACAAATTTATTAGTTTAAGTAAAGAAAAACAAGTAGCAAATATCAAACAATGGCTTATATTCGCCTGTCTTGAAGCTGAAAAAATGTTAGGGAGTAAAACAGGTCAAGTGAAATTAAGATATGTGTATGATTTATTTGTTAGCAAATATAAATTTATATCTTGCCTTATCCCATTTGATACTTTTAGTAAATGGGTAGATGACTCATTAATAGACATGAGAAATATGATAAGTACTAATGAAGCTATTAGAAAGATAGTAGAAGGAGGGATTAAATGAATAAATTAATAAAATATTTTAATGAGAATTATGGTAAAGATTATGGAAAGGTTTCTTATCCTAGAACTACTCTACAAATATACCAAGTATATCAAATAATCAAAGATTGTGATATTGAAGATAATGAACTACAAACATTCTTACAAGAAATTAAACTTCCCAAGCCAAAAACAATAGAAGAAAGAGAAATGTATTCTGAATGTTTTGGAGAAATAGGAATATCCGATGAAATGTTACCATGTTATATTAAAGAAATTTCTATATTAAAAATAAGTAAAGAAAAATTAAAAAATGGAAAAACTTTTAAAGATGATAATATTAAAAATATTATTATTAATGGTCATTTAGATTTAGAAGATAAAACTTATAAAATTAAGTATAAAAATAATGTATATGACTTATCTTTATCTGGAAAATCCGGCATATCTAAGATATTCGCATATCAAATATCTTCTGAAAATTTTATTGGTGTTATGACAAATGCGACATTAGATGAAAGGAATGAGCCTGTTGAAAGTGAAAATAGTTATATTTTCGCTTTTGGAGGAGAATTTAATACTGAATTATCCAATATAGAGATACTTGATACACAAATAAAGAAAATAGACCCTATATTTTTACCTTCTATGAATGAAATAGACAAGTATTTAATTGTTGGAACTAAAGTAGGGAATATAGGAGAATATAGTACCGCATTTGGAGAAAATGTAGAAGCATCAGGGAATTGGTCTCATGCAGAAGGGGTTGATACACGAGCTACTGGATTAAACTCTCATGCAGAAGGAAACAATACTGTTGCTTCAGGAGGTAACTCTCATGCAGAAGGCAGTGATACCATTGCTAGTGGAGCAAGGGCGCATGTAGAAGGACAAAGTTGCAAAGCTGTTGGTTGGAGTTCCCATGCAGAAGGGAATCATACAAAAGCTAACGGAGAATCATCTCATGCAGAAGGTTTTTATACGGAAGCATCAGGTAGAAACTCTCATGCAGAAGGTAATAAAACTACTGCATCATGCGAAAATCAACACGTGCAAGGTAGATATAATATAGAAGATGCTGAAGGTAAATATGCACATATAGTTGGTAATGGTACTAATACATCTAAATCTAATGCACACACATTAGACTGGAATGGGAATGGATGGTATGCAGGTAAGTTATCTCAAGAAGGAACTCCAACAGATAGTAAAGATTTAGCTACTAAAAAATATGTAGATAATTCCCTAAAGAATAAAGTAGATAAAGTAAATGGAAAAGGATTGTCTACTGTAGATTTTACTACTGCTTATGAAACTAAACTTAAAGGATTAGAAAATTATAATGATACCAAAGTAAAAGAAGATATAAAGACAATTAATACACAGTTAGAGGATATTGCGAAAGAAGTTGGTACAGAAACATTAAACACAACAGCACAAGATTTAAAAGGTGCAATAAATGAGGTTTTTCAAAATGTCAGTAATGGAAAACAGTTAATCGCTACAGCTATTACTGACAAAGGTGTAAATACAAGTAGCGATGCTACATTTCAGACTATGGCAAATAATATAGGCAAAATTAGTGGAGGTAGTAGTATTACATATTCCGTAACAAATAACCTAAGTCATGCAGTTAATAACAATAGCAATACTAGAATAGAAAAATATAATTCTTATAGTGCTAATATAACAGTTGAAACTGGTTATAAACTTAATTCGATTACAGTTACTATGGGAGGAACAGATATTACTTCTAGTTGCTATAGTAATGGAAATATAAGTATTGAACACGTTACAGGTGATATTGTTATAACAGTTACAACCTCTGTAATTCCACCAAACACATATAGTGTAACTAATAAATTAACTCAATGTACTTCTAATAACAATTCTACAACTGTAACGGAAGGACAAAGTTATACTGCGACAATAACTGCAAATACTGGGTATACCGTTAATAGTATAGTTGTAAAAATGGGAAATGCAGATATAAGTTCAAGTGCTATTAGTGGAAATATTATCACTATCACAAATGTTACTGGGAATATAGTAATAACTGCAATAGCAACACAAAATGCATTGTATTCTTTTGGGGTAATGTCTGATATTCACATACCAACTGATGAAACTTCTGATACAGTTTATGGGAGTAAATATCAAGGAATTACAAAATTTACAAAAGCAATTAACAAATTGAAAGATAGTGAATTAGATTTTTTATGTGCTACTGGAGATTTAACTACCTATGGATATGAAGTTCAATACAATAATTTTGTTAATATATTAAAAAACTTAAATAAACCATTTTATTCTCCAAATGGAAATCATGATATGATTTATAATGGAGAAACAAATAATACTAAGTGGAACACTTATTTTGGACATGATATGAATTATGTGTTTACGAAAAATAATGATGTATTCATATTTATTTCAATGAAACTTAATGGAACTAAGGAAAATCCATACGATTCAAGTATGGATTGGTTAGAAACACAGTTGGATAACTATAAAAATAAAAGAGTATTTCTATTCATACATTATCCATTATATAGTTTCGCAGGTCTTAAAACAAATGAATATTATGGTTGGGTTGAGGCATCAACTGAAGATGATAGATTATTAAACTTATTAAAACAACATTTAAATGTTCATTGTTTTAATGGACATACTCATTATATTTTTGAGGTGCAAGAAAACTATTCTAATATAAACGTAGCTAAATTAGATTATTATAATGTATCATTAATTCATGTTCCATCATTAACTCAACCAAGAAGTAATATAGGTAATATGACTGATTTAAGTGAATCCAATCAATATTTAGAAATGTGGAAAGTATATGTATATACTGATAGAATAGTATTAAAAGCTATTAACTTAGTAAATAATCAAACTTTATATACTTACGAAATAGATACAAATGCAGATTATACTAAAGTAAATAATATAATCACATCAACTTATAATGTGGCAATAAATGAAGGTCAATCACAAACATTTACAGTAAAATTAGAAAAAGTTCCAATTAAAGATATAATAATTAATTTATCAAGTGCAAATCAATATGTATCTGTATCACCTTCTACATTAACATTTACAAATTCAAATTATTCAACAGAACAAACAATAACAGTTAATGCTGTAGATGATGGAACAACAGCAGATTATACTACATTAGTACATTTAACAAGTAATGACATTCCTAATGTAGACGTAAATATAGCTGTAACAAATACAACACCAAAACCACCTGAAAAACCAGAGGCACAAGGTTATAATTTTAGTCCATTTAATGCTACATTTACTAAAAAATTTACCCCTATTGAAGGATATCCTTATGTTTATTTAGCGAATACTGAAGTTATTTGTAGTGGAATAAAATTATATACATCAGAAGTTTTATCTGATGATGGAAAAGCAAGAAACTGTTGGTGTGTAGGTGGTAAATTTAAAAAATATAAATGGGATTCAGCAACAAGTTCATGGGTATTTTATAAAGACTATGATTCGACAAGTAAAAGATATTATCCGATAGCTACAGTTTCAGCTTGTAGTGTAGATATTGAAAAGGCGATATATAATTCAGCATCGCTTAAAGCAAATCCAACAGGAGATATTGTTTTAAAAGCAAATATATCTTTAAGTTAATAAATATAGAACTTCCAAAGTTCCCTTATTGCAAAAATTCAATAATTAATTCGCAATTTAAAAATATTGTGAAATAATCATTGCAATAAAATTATAAGAGTAATTATTAATTTAATTACTCTTTTTATAAAAAAATAAAGGAGTTGATTGAATGAATAAACTAATTAAGTTTTTCAACGAGAAGTACGGAAATAAATATGGAAAAATTTCTTACCCTAGAACAACAATACAAATATATAGAGTGTATCAGTCCATAAAAAGTTATGGGATAAATGATGAAGAGTTAGTTAAATTATTACATGATATTAAATTACCAAAACCTAAAACTATAGAAGAAAAAGAACTGTATGCAGATTGTTTATATAACAAAGATGATAGTGAAATAAAAATAGATACGAGTAATTTAGTTTCTAAAGAAAGTCCTGTATTTACTGGTAGTATAAGTTTAGGAAGAAAAGAAGGAACGGCTATCGGAGAGAATAGTGTTGCTATTGGGAAAAACGTTGAAGCGTCAGGAGAATGTTCTTATGCGGAAGGTAAGAATACAACTGCTAGTGGATGGAGTTCTCATGCAGAAGGAGAGGAGACGAAAGCTAAGGGGCAAACTTCCCACGCAGAAGGTGACAATTCAATCGCTGAGGGTATAAGTTCCCACGCAGAAGGTAGCTATGCAGTCGCCAGTGGAATAACTTCTCATGCAGAAGGAGAAGGAACAAACGCTTATGGAAAAACATCTCATGCAGAAGGTAGTTTTACGACTGCCTCTTCAAATTATCAGCACGTTCAGGGTAAATATAATATAGAAGATACTGAAAATAAATACGCTCATATAGTTGGTAACGGCAAAAGTGGTATGGAAAGAAGTAATGCACATACTTTAGATTGGGAAGGTAATGCTTGGTTTGCTGGACAAGTAGAAGGGACTAATTTACCATATCATATTTCAAGCAAAGTATTGACTACTATACCTTCTAATAATATAAAATTAGATGATGAAATTACTATAAATAATGTTTCTATTAATAAAGATAGAAAATATTATATTGAATTTTTAGGCAGTAAAAAAATATGTAATTTAGTAATAGATGAAAACAATGGTAATGAAATTTCGTGTACTATAGGTAATTATGCGATAGAAGGAATGATTTTTTCATCTAATTTAATGCTAGGTGTTCATAAAATAAATGCAGACAATACTGCTATTGATACTTTTACTGACTTAGTTATTTATGAAGAAGAAATTAAATGTTTAGATAATAAATATTTAGAAAATGATTTAAGAGTACAAAATAGTATAAGTTTAGGAAGAGTGGGAAATATAGGAACAGGAAGTAGTGCCATAGGAATGGTTGTAGAAGCTTCAGGTATGGGTTCACATGCAGAAGGATATGGTGCTAAGGCTACTGGTAATTTTTCTCATGCTGAAGGTAGTGGTACTGAAGCTTTAAAAGAAGATGCACATGCTGAAGGTAATAATACAATAGCTTCTTCTATGTATCAACACGTACAAGGTAAAAATAACATAGAAGATGCTGAAGGTAAATATGCACACATAGTAGGTAATGGTGAAGATTTTAATAATAGAGCTAATGCACATACATTAGATTGGAAAGGTAATGCTTGGTATGCAGGTAAGTTATCTCAAGAAGGTGTACCTACTGAAGATAAAGATTTAATTACTAAGAAATATTTTGATGATGGTATTTCTAGTTTACCTCAAATATCATTTAATGAAAATGGCGAATTGGTTGTTACGATAAATGGAGTTAGTAAAATTTTTGTACCTAAAAGTTAGTAATAAATAAAAGGTAATTGAGGATAAAAATAAAATATTATTCGATATCTAAAGCAATTAAAGGTGCTATAAATAAAATTAATGTATAATGTAAATAATATAAATAAGTTATTCTATTTGTATTATTTATGGATTACCCTCTAGTCTTATGGCTAGGGGGTTATTTTTGTTTATAGTCCATTTTAAATGGAAAATTTTAAAAAAGTAGTTGTATTTTTACAGCGCTTATCATATAATAATATCAGAAAGGGCAAAAAGTCCTATATAAATGATATGGAGGGTTAATATGAATAATATAAGTATCTGTAGTGCCGACATAGGCAATATCACAAGTATCTTTATGGGAGATAAGACCAATGAAGTTATGATAATAGAAAGTAGAATAGAAAAATATTCTACCATTAAAGAACTTGGAGATAATGAAATATTTGAAACAGATGATAAATGGATAGTGAATCAAGGAGAGTTTAAAAATGAACACTTAAAGTTTGAAAAAGATAATTTTTTTAATTTGCTTTACTATGGAATTTCTAAAGTAAGTAAAAATAATAGGATTAAACTTGTATTAGGGATTCCCGCAGGGCAATACAACGAATATAGTCAAAAATTAAAATCATTGATAAAGCAAAATAATATGAAGAAAATAACTCTTGGTTCAGGCAAAGATAAAACCACTAGAACTATTTATATTGAAGATGTTATAATTCGTCCTGAAAGTTACGGGATTAAAAATCTTAAATCTGTAAATAAGGCACAAGTAGAAGCAAAAACTCTTATTGTAGATATAGGCGGAGGAACAACAGATATAGCTATATTTAATGAGAAGAATAAATTTATAGACGGAGAATCTTTAGATATAGGGTTATTGGAGTTGTATCATAATGTAAAGAAATATATCTCTATGAAATATTGTAAGATTAGTCTTGAAGATGCCAAAAAAGTATTTGACGGAGAAATTAAAATGATTAATATACAAGATTATTCTTTTCTTAAAGAGTTTCAAGATGACTTTATGAATAAATTATTGAATGAATTTAAAGGGAGTTTCCCAAGTGCTATTTCATGTAATTTAATTCTTGCAGGAGGTGGGGGAGAAATAGGCATTGGCTACTTTAAGAAAGAATATCCTCAAACTATCTTAGTAAATGATATTGGAGTAAATGCAAAAGCCTTTCGTTTAATGGGGTTAAAGAAATGGCAAAAATAAAAGAGATTAGAATTAGATTTTATGAAAATGAAATGGCACTATATAACTATGTAATCTCTAAAAGAAGTGCATCGGGATTTCTTAAAGATTTAGCAGAAGTAGAAAGGAAACGAGAACAAAATTATGTAAACAATAATATAGATATAAATATATTATTAGAAAAGATAGCAGGATTAAATACTTCTAATAGTATACAAAAATCCTCTCAAATAGAAAATGAAGCAGAGGATAATTTAAACGATTTTATAGATGATTTTGATGATGAGTTTGATGATTGACAAACTGTTTATAATATTGTATAATATAAATATAGTTCGATATTTTTATATATATGACCACCGTAACCCTAATTATAAGCTCAACTTAATAGTCTTATTACGGTGGTTATTTTATTAAAGGAGGAAATACAAATGGAGGAAAGAAATCCTTATGAACTCCCTATTGTTCCTCGACAACATCAGATTAAAGTAGAGGAAGCTAGAAAATTAAGACTTATTGATTTGTTTATTGACGAAGGGAATCATGAGAAACAACTAAGTAGAGCAGACCTTATACTTATTTATTCCCTATATGAAGATGGATTAAAGGAATTTTTAGATGATTATTTGGACTATGTAGAAAGAGAAGTAGATACAAAGGGGTATAAGGTTGTTAATAAACCTCACTTCTATCTCAAATCAACAGTAGGATAATCACTCTTAGCAGGGTGATTATTTTTTTTATTTTTTTTTAATAAAAAGTGTAATATTTTCCATACTTTTTCATATAATGAAGTAAAAGGAGGGGAAAGTAATGAAAGGAAATAAAACAGTTATACCTGTAAGTTTTAAAAATAATATGGAGGATAAACTATTATTCTCTTGGCTAGAGGATAAATTTATAGAGTACGGAAACAAAAGCAATTACATTAAATATATATTAAGAAAAGAAATGTTATCTGAATCAGATAAGTCTACTCAAGTAATCAAATAACATAGCAAGTCCAAACCAAAATAAAGCTTCATTCATTTTTATCACCTCGGTTATTCATAAAGTATATTATTAGTGTTAACTAAAAGGGGGAATTTATACATGAAATCATATACTTTTAAGGAATACAAACAACTAACAGAAAACAGATATTCTACTATAGAAAAATGTTTAAATATTTTAAAGAAAGACAAAAAAGAATATAAGAAATTAGTTATATTAATAGCCATATTAATGCATAAAGGATTACTTTGTTATGCAGCAACAACAGAAGCAGAAGTATCTACTGTTGCAACACAAATATTAAGTTTATTAATGATTTTTGCAAAGTATGGATGTATGTGCATGGGTATAAAAAGCATAATAGAAAACGCACTTCAAGGAGCAAACTTTCGTCAAGCTACAAATTCAGGGATTCAATATTTTTTAATCTATATACTTCTAACATTTTATCCAAAATTATTTACAATGATTAAATTATAAAAAAAGGGGGTTTTTATTATGGAAGAAAAAATAGATAAATTAATAAGTATCATGGATAAGTTTATGGAAATAGGAGATAATATTTTACATCCAATAGAATTTCTACAAGAAGTTGGATATAATTTATTGGTGGTTATACAAGATTATTCATTTAACATATGTTTAGTAGCAGGATTTATAGCTCTTATATTATATGTATTCGGTTATGACAAAGGGAAACGTTGGGCATTTGTTATACCTTGTATATATTTGATATTAAATATTATTATAGGAGTTATTACAAATGCTTAAAAGCATACCTATTTCAAAATATTTTGAGATTAAAAATCAAGAATATATATTTTTAAAATTAATCCCAACGAAATCTATTAGAAACAATAGAACATTTTCAATCTTATACCTCGTAAATAAAATGTTTGTAAACATAAATAAACTTATACAAATAGAAAATAAGAAGGTTATTTTGAAAACACAATTCAAAGCAAGTTATTATATACACATCACAAATGATAAAATCAATTTTTATTTTATCGTACCTAAATTATTTTATTCTAAATTCAAAGTTAAATTTAAAGAAATATGGAAGTCTGTGGAGATAAAAGAGGTCGATAGCATACCTTTAATAAAAGGCGGTTCTAAATATCAACTTGTATATAAAAATAGAGATTTCTTGTCTAGCGATACAGACATGAGAAACAACGATTTATTAAATGCAAATATGAATATAATTGAATTGCTTCAAGATGAAGAAGAGGCAGGAATATTCTATAATTTTATACCCGTATCAGAAAAACAATCAAATTACTTTAAAGCGTCTTGTCAAAAGTTCATAAAAGAATATAAAAATACATCTGTGAAATACACTTCGAGCAAAATAGTCAATATAATAATTAAGATATTAGATTTTACTATGGATTTTTTTAATTCAACTTTAGATTTAATGTTCGGAGTAAAACAAAATAAATCTGAAAAGATTATTAATTTTGACTCTTTAAGTAACAATACCTTAAAGAAAGGCATGAGTGATTTGTGTAAAACTCAAATATTAATTTCTACAAAAGGTGAAAATAAAAGAAGAGATAAAATTATAGCAGACGCTATTGCAGATTCATATGGAGAGATAAAAGATGATAATGAGTTTATATGTAGAAGAGTAAAGAAAGATATGGATATTTTAAAACCTGTGTTAAATAATGTTAGTCAATTAAATACATCTGTATATGAATGTAGTAATTTTATTGCACTTCCGGGAGAAGACCTAATTCAACAATTCCCTAATATAGAACATAATAGTGTATATAATAAAAGTTTCCCTAGATGTTTATCTAATGGAGATATTCTTATAGGAACATCTTTAAAAAATGAGCCTGTTTATTATTCTACAGATAAAGAGATAAGTAGATTAGGAAGGGTTTTAATGGGAGGTATGGGTTGTGGCAAAACTTATTACATGATGAATTTAGCAAAATCTATAATAGCTAAAGGAGACGGATTAGTTGTTTTAGATATTATTAGAGATTGTAACTTAGCAGAAACTATAAAAAAAGTAGCTCCTAAAGATAGGCTCATAGAAATTGACTGTAGTGACCATAACCAATTACAAGGATTTTGTTTCAATGAATTAATTTGCGATGATACTGATGAATATAAAAAATTAGCTAAATGTATGGAAAAGGCTTCACAATTACACATTTTATTAAATACCATTAATGCAGATACTAAATTAACCCCTAGAATGCTAAGATATTTTTATTCTGCTTGTACAGTGACTTTTTATAATAATTTCAATGCTAGTTTTAAAGATGTAATAGGGGTACTTATGTATCCTGATGTAAGAAGAAACGTCTTAGAATGGCTTACAGAAGGTCAAAAAAAATTACTTGAAGATGAAATAAATGATTTAAATGAATTAGACAAAGAAAATAAAAATGGAGATATAGAAAATTATGATTCTAAGATAGATGGGATAATTGATAGAGTAAGCTTATTAAAAACTAATTTATATACTAAGTTAGCATTTAATAGGTCAGCAAAAGAGAACATAAATTTTGTAGAAGCTTTAAGTAAAAATAAGGTCATATTAATAAAGGCTAGAGAAGAGGACTTTACTAATAGGAATATTAGAGATTTAATTGCAACATTTTATTTAAGCAAGGTGTGGTTGGCGAAACAAATTAGTTCAAACACTAAGACAGAAATATTCTTTGATGAAATTAATTTATTTCCAACAGCACAGACAATTCTTGAAAATATATTAACCGAATGTAGAAAATACTCATTTATACCTACAATCAGTCTTCATTTCCTTAATCAATGTAACAGAAAGTGCAAAGAAGCGATTTTATCTAGTGGGTGCAGCTTTATCCTTCTCGCAGGAGCAGATGTAAAATGCTTTGAAGAATTAAGAGGATTATTCTATAAAGAAGGGTATACAGAGACGGATATGCTCAATTTAAAGCGATTTAATGCATTGTGCTTAATTAGGAATGAAGAAAAAGTTTATTCAGCTTTTATTGTAAAATTACCAAAATAACTGTTGACAAAATATGTAATTTAGTGTATTATATAATTGTATTTGATATATAATATCTTACGATTTATATAGAGTTTGATTTGCCATCAGACCATTTTTTCAAAATGTTTCCAACTATATAAATCGTAAGACCCCATAAATATAAATAAGAGTTAGATTAACTTTCAACTCTTATTTTTTTTATGTATATTCATTTACTTTTCCATACTTTTCTATACTTATGAGAGATGCATATACTCTACCTAAATTGCTATAACCGATATAAACATTCCGCATATATTCCAGTTAGCTATAAATAGCTATTACATATATGCTACATATATCATAGCATATGCAAAACGATATTGAAAATATTCCTATTTAACAATATTTTAACATTTAAATAAAAAAAAGAACGACAAAATGCCGTTCTATTCTTATTGCGAAAGGATATTAAATGCCAATAAAAATATCCTTTATCAAAAATAATTTCACTAAATATAGTATTACATAATTATATTAATATGTCAACTATTTTTATTTTCATATTCTAAAATTTTATTAAGTACATCTATTTGTATGTCTTGAGTAATATCTAATCTAATTTTTAACTTCTCTATTTCTTTATTTAAACATTCTCTTAATTCACTCGATATACTATAGCCTAAAAGATTCTCCATAGCCTTTATTTTGTTTTCTATTGGACTATGTTTTCTCTCAAATAAACTATCTATTTCATTATATAAATTCATATTATTCTCCTATCTAGTACCGCTACTCCCAAAGCCACCTCTATCTTCATTTTCTAAAGAATCTACTTCTATAAAAGTTGGTTTTTCCATAACGTCTACAATTTCAAATTGGGCTATTTTATCACCTTTTCTTATCCAACTACCTTCTATAATACAAAAATCGTCTTTACAAGTAAAATTTGGAACTTCTAAAGTTTTTGGGAATAAGCAATATAACGGTATTTTCCATTCATCCCCATTCCCACAATAAGTATTATCAATTATCCCAACGGAATTTGTCTGTATGCATCCCCAAGTTTTAAAAGTAGAACTCCTTGGATAAAGTTTAGCCATTTTACCTTTTGGTAATTGCATAGCGAATCCTAAAGGTATCATTCTCATTTCATCTTTGGGTATGAAAACATCTTCTCTTGAATAAACATCTATTAAATCACCTTTTGGGTTTATTTTTAATTTAGTTGCTCCTTCAAAGTATTTAATTTTTATATCCATACTACCACTCCATTCTGTTTTATTCATATATTTTAAAAATTTATTTTTATATTTTGTTATATAATTA